TCTTCATAAAGTAACACTCCTGGAAAGCCTGGATAACTGCCTCTTTAGCTCCATCGGCTGAGATACCTTGGAACGGAGTGTTACATCCAACGGTATACTTGCGAAGATATCTAGCTCGGTTACTGACTCGGAATAAGTAGGTGCGTTCAGCTTCGGAGGTAAGCTCATCACCCATAACGTCAGTCTTGAACATCTCTGAGCGCAGGCTGAAATACGTATCCATCTCGGACCATACACGTCTCCACATATCACAGAGCTTCTTGGACTCACCGATACTCATATAGACCTTATAGCCACGAGCGTAATCTACAAAGCTAACGTGACTCAAGCCACCAGCTAAACCAAAGTTGAGGATCTTCGCCAGGGTCCTGAACTTCTTCATGGTCTTATACATCGCATGCTTCTTATCAGCGTATATAGCCTTCGCCTCATCAAAGCTCATATTCGTGTTCTGCTCAATATTGATCATCTGATAACCAGCGTATAGGTGAGGATCGAAGTGCTTATCCTTCCTATACTCTACAGCCAGCATTGACGCAGCGCCCTGAGTATCCCAGTTTTCTTGACCGAGACTACGCATCTCAGCGTTACTGTAATCGTTGATAATGAAGATATGTCCATCAGCAGGGAGGTGATACAATCACGGACAGCGCCACCACGAGGTAGATTCTGCATATTAGGATCACTACTACTAGTGCGACCTGTGCTGACAAAACCGTTGAGATTGAAGCGGATACGAGCGTCCTGAGATAAGCGTGAGCGTCGTAGGCCCTTAATGAAGGTGTTGATTTCCTTCCATAGTGACTCGCACTCCTGGAACGTGCGGAGCGCATCAGCGAGTAGTGTAAGCTCCTCTTGCTGAGCTTTCTTTAGTGGGACTCTAGTAGTAGGTGTGCGGCCATGCTCAATACCTTTAGAGATCATACGGAGCAAGTTATCGAGAGGTGCTTTAGCGATGCTGATCTCAGGTTTGTTCTTCTGTAAAGATGCCTCTGTATAGATCGAAGGCTCTGTATACTGAAGGATAGAGTAGCAACGGTCAAACACGCACTTGACTCTAGCAGATACAACCTTATGCCCACGCTTATGCTTCTCTACTTTCTTATAGAATCCGAAGTCACCGATACGAACTAGTATCGCATCATGAGCCTGCATCAAGTGATCGAAAGCAGCTTGGATCTTGGTCTGATCAATCTTAACGCCAGTCTTGAAGCTCATATACATAAGGCAGAACTCAGCCACAGCTTGGCGCTGAGCGTCGTCAATGATGGTGCCTTGCGACTTATGATGCCTCATGATAGGAGCAGATATACGCTCAGCCTTCTTCTGCTGTCTCAGGAATACACCGAGCGCATACTCAGCGTCAGCGATAGCGTAGTCTACAGCAGAGATAGGCCACTGTTGAATAGGTGTGCCGTGCAACTTATGATAGCTCAGTCGCCATATATCCGCAGCAGGTGAGTTCTTAGTGTTCTTAGCCTGGACCTTCGTAGCGGTCACGTCTTTACCGAAGTAGGTATATAGACAACCTGCGAGCGATAGGTAGCTGGTAGGGGACTTTCGTGCCTTTAACTGTTCCACGGATCTCGCCATAGTTATCGGGACCGCCGACCAGGAGGAGAGCTTCACGGAGCTTAGTGCAGTGCAATCGACCTACACGGTAGGCTCTGAAGATAAGAGCGAATAGAGATGGGTGCATTACTGAGCTTGCGATAAAGTCAAACTGAGCGTTGTGAGCGATGATCCAGATAGAGTCGTCCTTAAGAAGCTCTGCGAGATGCACGGCACCGTCTTGAGGATCGAGTATATAACCTTTAGATGCTTCACGACGAGGATCATAGAAAGTCATGCATACAACCTGTGGAGCTGTATTGTTCATGATCTTATAAGTCTCAACATCGAAGCCGATGGGAGTGATGCCTTCAGGCATAGAGTTAGCGTAACTATCAAGTGTGTTACGCATAGTAGGGAAGTTCTGCATGTTTTACCTCAACGTATTATGTTGTGAAGCTAGGTCGGACACCGTGTCTCAACCTCACTATTAACTATAATACCATACGAGATAAAAGCAAGTATTTATTTTAAATAATGTTCAGGAGGTTCAACGCCCATAGCAGATAAACACTTGAAACATAACCGAAAATAACCAGGCCGCCGATCTTATCTTTTTTCCTATCGTTCATAAATAAAGTCCTATTCCAACGGGTAGACAGTGTGCTTTGATGAAGAGGGTTATATACAGCACTCCTACCACTCGTTGCAAGTTTATTTATCGGATCCGCTGATATGGGAATCTCTTACGTATAGAATAATAAAAAATACCTCCCCTTACTACCGACACGTTTAAGCACCTCAAAGACTTTAGGTGACACGTTATAATACTGATACTGCCTACCACCTTTAAAGCCTACACGTAAGACGTTACGGCTGTGACTATATGCTGCGAAGGTGATATTGCTACTAGTAACATACACTACCTCCAGGTCTTTCTTCCCTGATATCTCATCCTTGACGAAGAAACGGGACCGAACCTTCTCCATTCTAGCTCTGTCTGCAGGTCGCATACCTGGTGAGTTAGCTGCAGCCTTTATTCATGTGAGGCTGCATAGTGTTATGCCCTATCTGAACATTACCTCTAGTCCTAGTATTGTTAGCAGTGTGGCCGAAGCCTCTGCGGTCGCCAATGGCCATATCAGCCTCCTAATAAATAGTTAATAAAGTCTTGTATCCAGTATAGCACAAAGAGGTAGTCGTAAAGATAATATCGGCCTGTCTCGCTTATTATGAAAGGGCCTAATAGATAACACCACGCAGCTGCGGATAATATACCTAGTCTCCAGAAGCACCACTTGATCCAATCCCATAGCTTCCTATCTCTAGCTCTCTTCTTTATGAGCTTGGGACCGCCTAATCTCTTCACTTTATCACTACTAGGTGGAGGCTGTAATGATTCTACTGAATACCCTATAGCGTGAAGCTCGACAGCCTCACGAACGCCTTTAAACTTATATAGCCCTACGCAGGCATGCATAGCGTCTTTAGTGTCCCTGGTAGCACGAACCTGGGACATAGCGTCTTTGGTGAGCAGCACCTGACCTGCTCTACATACGCTCATGGTGCGAGCTGCTATATTCTTGCCCACGCCCTCTAGCTCTATCTGCTTAACTCCAGCGATAACATCTAGTTCGTGTTGATGCACCTCCGCTACAATATCCCAGTGAATACCTATACGGCAGCCTAGCTTGATCTTATCAGGCACCGTCTTCTGATAAGCGAGCGCAAAAGCGACAGCCGCACTAACGGAGTCGAAGGATAATAAGAATCCGTCCGACCTGTCTATCTCTCTACCACCGTGCTTATATATCAAGCTACGAGCGAGCCTATCATGGTATTGAAGCCACTTGGCCGCCTTTACTCTGCCGACTTTCTGCACAAACCTGGTGCTGCCTATTAAATCTAGTAGCACGATAGCGAGTCTGCGCTCACGGATCTTAGGTTGCAGCCTCATTAGTTGTCTCGTGGAGTCCAGGTGTCTATATCTGGATGCAAGATTACAGCGTTAGGATCTTTACTCCGTATAGGCTTCTCGCCCTGGAACATACTCAGCTTATTAATAACGGCGTTCTGTAGCTCAAATATTTGATCGTCCCTTAATTGGTTATTGATCTGACAATCTCTTAGCCTTGCGATTAAGGCTTGTCTATCCGCATTGGCGGCTGCGAGCTTATCCTTTAGATCATCTAGCTCACTTGGATCTCTACCTGAAGCTATCGCTAGCATATGGGATATAGAGCCTGTGAGCATACCGATGATCCCTATCAGTATGTCTCTATTCTCATCTACGATCTTGACGTAAGTCAGGAATATGATGAGAGCTACGATGAGGAGCATGAACGTGACAGCTGCCCACCATCCACGCTTAGCCTTTTCAGATTGGCTGAACTGCTTCTGTGTTTGACTCATCACTCAACTCCTATGGCTAGTATTTGGGACACTATAGGAGTATATCATGCCAAGTGGTTAATATCTAAACCAGTAACATCTCGATACATAGGCACATCTGTAACAGCTCGTCGTAGTAACAATACATTAGGACCGCTCCTGACTAGTAGTCTTTCGCTTCTCAAGCTCAGTATAGAGAGCCACCAGGTAGCTGCCCATCTCACCAATCCTGGACTGTAGATACTTCTCGTGGCCTGTCCCTTCGACAGCCTCATAATACCACTCATAGAAAGGCTCTGAGATCCGCTCTACTACGGCTATGTTTATATTTAGGTCTGTGATCTTAAGATCTTTTGGATCGCCTAGTATCTCGATATATGATTCACTCATGATATGTATCTCCAGCCTATGGTCCCGACCGCTACGAGCGCTGACGCTATGAGAGCCTCTCGCTTGCCGTCTACGCCCCAAGTGATAAGAATGAATAGGATAGCATAGCCTAACATTACAGGCCCCCAAACTTGATATAGAATAAGGTTACGGTCGCTAAAGCTATGATGGTGCAGCTCAATATTAATAGGTCGTTCATTTTAGTCTCCTTAAACGAGAAAACCCCCTCACAACGCTAGGCCATGAGAGGGTCTTCAAGGAGTCTTAGCGGCGGAAAGCGGTGCTACTAGGACTCAGTGTAATCTACCGAATGGGTGCGTTTAGTCTAAGCTGGTGATCTCCTGATCAACGCTGTAGAAGTCAACGATAGTGAAAGGGTTACCCTTGCGAGTAGTAATCTCACGAGCGTTTACTCCGATGTTAAGACCAGCGAGAGGTGACTTACCAGTATCCTCTCTAGGGTCAAACGCTTTATCAATCATCTCATCAGTGAGTGACGCATCAGGCACATTCAATGCACGAGAGAGGAACCCACGGATGTTCTTCGCAGCTGTATCAGTGTCTGTCATCTGTAACCAAGAGCGCTCAGATCCAACAGGATGATTGCTCAGATCGTCACAGTCAACGATACTCATCTCAACAACAACGAACTCACGACCTTTACGATTCTCACCCTCTTTGAAATCAATGATTTGGAAGAGGTAGCGTCCAGGTGTTACATACTCTGATTGACGACGTGCTTCGGTGTTCTTAACTTGATCTCTAAAACCCATGATAGGCTCCTTCTTAAAACTTACAGGATTGTTTACCTGCTGTATATCTTATGGTGTTGGGGCGGTCGAACTGACCTAAGAAACTGAATAACCCTAACCACCTCTAGACTATAACCACCTGGTTCATAGATTACAACCCTATTTGTAAACTATTTTACGGTGGATAGAGAAAACCCCATAAATCCAAGGACTTACAGGGTCTATTTTATTTCACTTATTATTTTGGAAGGCCTTATCGCTAGCCTTATCGCTAACCTTTAGCGGTTCAGGAAGTCTAAAGCTCTCTGAGCTGCGTTCGTGATTAGCTCCTGCTTTAGCTCTTTAGGCTCTTGATCTACGTCTTCGTCTGCATCCTCTTCGACCTGGACCCCTGCGTTGATCTGAATGCTGCCAGGATCAATGCTGTCAAACATCTCATCTAGGTCGTCGCCTTCGATATCATCAGCAGGTGAGCAGAAGTCGTTGATACACTGGTCAAGATGATCTTGGGTGTAGAATGCGTGAGTTGGGTAGCCGTGCTTCGTGAGTTCCTTAAGTCCAGCTTTAGTGTAGTCTGTCTTGCTCTTCAGATCGTCAATCGTAGGTTTGATTAACTTTCTAGCTTTAGTAGCGACCGTGATACCCTTGCTGTTGACGGGCCATGCCACGCCAGGAAAGGCTCGCTGTGAGCATAGATCCACTAGCTCAGCTGCCTTAAGGGATCCTTCTTTACCAGTGTCACGCTCAACTCGTGCGTAGAGTAGGCCGTGTAGGAACTCCTCGATGGTGCAGGTGTTAGGATCAATCTGTAGTGCAAACTTGAAGATATCTTCAGGCTTACCATTGTGATCCTCATCTGACCACCAGTTGTATCCGTTGAATATACTCATATCTGTCTCCTCTGTAGTTTCGATAATATCGTCTTCGCATGATACATCATCTTCACTAGCAACGCTAGTCTCAACTACAGGTAGTGCGGTAGTAACCTCTCCAGCCTTAAGAGCTTTCAAGGCGATCCTCGATAACGGTGAGGTTATCATTTAGGGACTGACCGCAGTTAAGACTCCAGGCCTCTTCGATAAGATCATCAACGGCGGTGATATGCTCATCGCTACCGTCACCTGAGTCGATAAGCTCGTTAAGAAGCATCACATAGTTTTCACAGGTGAGGTGCTTATACTCTTCAAAGTATTCGTTATAGACCTCCACGTCCCACTCTTTAGTAGGTGCGATTATCTCTGCAATCGTCTCGGTTGATGTAGGTGTAGCGACTTCCAAGGGCTTATCGCTGGAATTAGTAGTCTCTACAACATCTACAACTGTCTCGATCTCATGATCCACGGAGTCACGCCAATCTGCGAGTAGCTCAGTGTTGACAGCCTTGATGGTGCGTCCGAAGCACTTTTGAAGCTGGCCCATCTCTACCAAGTAGTTGCTGCGCCACTCGATCTCTGAGTTGAATAGATCCAGGTCTTCGACCATACCGAGCGCTTCTCTAAGAGTGCTAATAGTTTCTTGCATTTGATTACTCATATTTATTACCTCTGATTCTTACTACTGATTACAGGCTAGCTTGGATAGCTTGTGCTTTGTTGATGATATGCTTCGCACATCGAGCTTTACGAGTTGGCTGATCCTCAGTGATGGACTCATATCGCTCTACGAGATGTCCCTGGTCGTTAGCTGTGAGAAAAGCAAGGGCAGAGTCTAGGGTTAGCTCTTCAGTGGCTTTAGGGGCCGTCTCAGTGACTACAGGAGCTGCTTTCTTAGGAGCTACTTTCTTAGGAGCTTTACGACGTGGCTCAGGACGCATCTCAGCGTGAGTTAAACGGTCTTTGAGTTCCTTATTCTCAGCGACGAGGTTAGCCATCATCTCTTTCATATCAGCCATCATCGCTTGCATAGCTGCGATCTGTGAGCCTTCGTTAGACTTAGCTACATCTCTAGGAGCGTTTAGGACCTCTGCAGTGTGAGTTACTGAGCGTCCCTCTTGCTCTGCTGTCAACTCTCCCTGGAACTCGATACAACGGATACCGCCTGGACGCTTCTTAGCCCAGTTACGCTCGCTCAACGCCTCATTGATCTGAAGGTTGCTCTGCACTGAGATCTCATACTCCTCTTTGAGTTGTTTACGGATAGCGCTGAGAGTAGTGCGAGTTTGACCTTGAGCGACGAGTCGATCCAAGAGGTCGTATACAGACTCAGTTACAGCGTTAAGGTTAGTATACGCTTTGTTCTTAGTGTTGAGGATATCGACCTCATCAGGTGTGAGGTTCCAGTTGTCTACGAGTTTACCGCAGTAACGGATAGTATGATCGAGACGCTCTGCAGGAATACCACGACCTTCAACTGATCGAGCGTGAGCCTCTGCGTAGAGTTGTGGAACTAGGTTTACGAGCGCATCACGGTCCCACTGATAAGTCCCTACTTTAGCGTTGCGGTAGTCAGTGTAGAAGTCGATCATGAGGAAGCGACGAGCGCCTGTAGAGTCAGTCAAAGGCTTATATTTGTTGGTGTTACCAATCATATAAGTAGCTTTCTCAAGGCGTGTCATATTGCGTCCGTATGCTTTACGACCTTCAACAGTGCGTTGAGTGATAAAGTTCTTTACAGTCTCAGCGTCCTTCTTGCTGAAGGCTGATAGCTCTGGAATCTCGATTACAGTCTTACCAGCGAGAGCCTGGATGATGTCACCTGATCCACGGTTAAGTAGATCACTGTTCATCTCAGCGAAGTATTGGGGGCCTACATGATCTACAGCAGCTAGAACAGAAGCCATAAGAGACTTACCGAAGTTCTGATTACCACGCATCAGAGCCATGTGCTGCGTTGATACAGGGTGACCCTCTACCGCATAGATGTTACGAACGATAGCGAGAAGCATCGCACGACCGATGAACTCATAGTAGTGGAACAGCTCAGGCTCTACGTCTTTCTTAAGGCCCATGAAGTGACATAGCCAAGCGTTATCACCATCAAGACGGCGACGACCATCCCAAGTTACGGTGCCGAGCCACTCTTGAACCGCATCGTGACCGTTCGTGCCAGCGACAAACTCGATAGCTGAGTATAGCTCATCTTTGTTTACGGACGCACCGTAGAACATCTCAAGCTGCATCTTGATGTATACGCCGTGACCGTCAGTGAGAGGAAACCAATCGTTCTGCTTAGCTTCAGCTTCAAACTTCTTATTGCCAGGTCTATGGCTGATGTGGATATCTGAAGACACCTCAACAGTGTTAGTTCGGTTATTGTAGCGGAGGTTACCTGCTAGTGCAGGGATATACTGCATAAGGATAACGTGGTTAGGTGTATTCTTAACGAGAGCGCCTTTAGCGGTGCGAGCGAGCTGCGACAGGAGACTACCTTCGTAGAGCCACTTACCTACCAAGCTACCGCCTTCATCAAATACGTGGCGGTCTTCAGGATCGAGATACTTATCAACGTTACAGATGAAGGTAAGATATCCATCTTCGTCAGCACGGACCCATGCGTTTAATGATCCACCTGATAACCAATCGAGACGGCACTTGAGTTTGTCACCGTTATCGTCCTGGACAATACCTTGCTCTTTTAGCTCGCTCCAGGCGTTGAAGAGTTCGTCTACAGCAACAGTAGTCTCTTGGCCGTTATGATCGTAGGTGATGCTCTCGGAACCTGTTAGACGAGCTTTCTCACGCTTTACACGCTTATCATGTCCAGCCGAAGAAGACGTGTTACCTTTTACACGGTTACGGAATGAGCTGCCTTTACGACTAGTAGTTTTGGACGCAGGAGCGATCTCTACCTGAAGATCAGTGAGTGTGATGCTGCGGTTCGGATCACAGCGGTCTGACATGATCTCTTTAACGATCTTAGTGTTAGAGCTGTGCTTAGTGTTAGTAGAGTCGATATCACGAGTCACGCCCACGCCTGCATCACAACGCTGCTTATCGAAGGTCACGCCTGCATTGTTGCGTCCGATCTCAGTGATGATAGCTTTCTGAGCAACACGGAACTCAGTGCGGTTAGCTTTGAGTGTTGAGTCACCTGCGAGGATCACGCCTGCATCGGTCCAGCCTTCAGACTCGTCGATGAAGTAGTGCATATGTAGGCCCGTGCCTGTATACGTGATAGTGTTAGGCTTGCCGATCATCTTGATGAGTTGATCAACGAAGGTTCCGCCTTTAGACTCGCAATAGTCGATAAGATCAGCAGCAGGCTGTGAGGTGAGATAAGCCTTAACAACATTCGCACGATCACGCTGACGAGCGCTCTCACGTTTGTTGTCGTCCTGGATAGGCTCACTCGTAACGTCAACGATCTGTAGTGGTCGTCCATCAGAGCTTACGTGGATAGTCTCGATGCCCTGAGCCTGGAACCAAGTCTTAGCGGTGAGTAGCGCCTCGTCAGTGTTGAAGAGGTCGATAAGATCGAGATCAAAGTAACAGGTCATGCCCTTGATGAGTGTCTTCTTGCTTTGGTTAGAAGTAGGATCAGGGAAGATGCCTTGTGATACGTAGTTGTCCTGGAAGACTGCGCCTGTATCAACGTGATGTGAAGTGACGATGCGACCGCCGAAGAATGCCTTGCCTTGAACACATGCTGGGATTGCTGGAAGGACTTTGATGCTTTGCGATAATTTTATGTTTGCCATTGATATGGACTGCTTTCCGCTCTGTCGAGCCGATTGGTTAAAGATTACACTATATAAATATAATACCAAGACCGTAGATTACAAGGCCTTTTATAAATAAAGTTTTAAGGAACTGCTTAAGTGTATGAAAACTCTAGGGATTTATTTTATTCGGTCCCGAAATGAGTCTCCATGTATTCCATAGCGAGCGGTTCGATCATATCCCGTAAGCCTGTATTAGCGTATAAGGATACGGGAAATTAGGTGCAGACTCTCGGAACACCTCATCATAGGCGGCCTCTATAGTTGCTATCTGCGTGATCTGATCCATCTCACCATCCGTGATGAGCGCCACGATCTCATCCATAGGATTAGTCAACATGTTGCATAGTAGATTCAGTGCAGGTGTGCTGAAGATCAGACAGAGGTAGTTACGCTTAGCTATGGGGCAACACTCGTTCAGTATAGATAGAGGATAGCCTACTAGCCTGGTAGTGGCTGCGTTTAAGATGTTCTGCGAGAAGCAGTAGCTGCTCTCTACATCCCAGCCTACTACATCTAAGAGCATACGTGGCATCTCAACTCGCACTATAGAGAGTAGTTGGACTACAGGAGCTATACGAGTGTTAGATAGGTGACGCATATCCTCACTCAGCATCTCAACAGCCTGGAGCTTCATCTCTACTAGCTCTCTTGAGTCTGCGTAATCTACAACGGGATAAGCATAACGGTAATCGAAGTCTTCTCTGAATGGCTCTGTAGGGTCCATAATATCTCCTCTGCCAAAGTTAGGTCAAAACACTGACCGCTCTCCAACATATATAGTTTATCTAGGTGTCTTAGGTAAAGGTATATTACAACTATATATACTCTCTAGCAAGTTTCATTTTTTAGTAAGTTTGGCATTTAGGTCTTTTTGTGTAGTTAGATCAAGGACTTAGAGTCTGCCACTAGGCTGCCACCTGCCAAGAAGATTCGTGGTTAGAACACTAGTGGATAGCTCACTAGCTCCACTAGCATAGGTTAGAACACTAGTGGATAGCTCACTAGTGGCTCTAGGTTAGTGACACTAGTGGATAGTCCAGTAGCTCACTAGCAAGGTTAGTGACACTAGTGGATAGCCCACTAGCTCCACTAGCTTTAAGTTAGAACACTAGTGGATAGTCCAGTAGCTCCACTAGTCTATCACCAGGTATATAGACTTGAAGAGCCTCGGTAGATATGATAAGATACAAGTATCTTAAACCCATTAACGAAAGAAAAGCAAAATGACAGATGTTCAAATACATTCACTCGTTCTATCGCTAGAGATAATCAAGGTCCTTATGGCTGACACTCCAGGGATCTACGCTGATATGGAACACGCCGCACTCACTCATGTATTCAGAGCAGGTGAGCAACGTCAACTATCCATGTCTGAACTCACTAACTTGCTAAGATGCACAGCTCAAGAGACAGCTGATAAAATGGCAGCAGTTAGAGTTAGGCTGAATCATGAGAGCTAAACCAGCTAAACTTAAACACGTCTCAGCATCCTCCATCGGCCTGTTCGATAGATGCCAGACCCGATGGTATTACACCTATCTATTAGGCATGCGTGGCAAGACTACAGATGCGATGACTAGAGGTAGCCGTGTGCATGAGCAACTTGAGAAGTATCTTAAGGATGGGACCAAGCCTGAAGTGAAGACCACCTCTGGACTTATAGCGGCTCAAGGATTGGAGCATATACCTAGCCCGAAGAAGTTTACGAAGAAGGAAAATAAGGTAGAGGCCAGCCTGGCTGAATACCCCGTGCCTAACCTACCGATTCCGTTCAAAGGCTTTATCGACTACCTAGTAGTTGACACTGACGACGGTATCATCGAAGTAGGGGATCATAAGACAACCTCTGGCTGGAAGTGGATCAAGACTGAAGAGGAGTTACGAGAGAATACTCAGCTCGTGATCTACGCTCGCCACGTCTTAGAACACTATCCTGATGCAACTGATATCAGACTGACACATGTATACTATCTAACTAGACCGCCTCATAGCTCACGCAAGGTCACGGTAGTTGTGAGTAGACAGCATGTATACGATGAGTTTGATAAGGTTCTAGCCGCTGCCCATAAGATGATCGAGGCAGCATCCAATACACTTGACCACGCCGACAAAAATAAAGCAGACTGTTTCGCCTACGGCAAACGCTGCACCCAGTATGATGAGTGCTGGCACACCATTAACCATACGGAGAAACTACCTATGAGCAATAAGCAAGAAGATATCCTGGCCTTCCTTAGAGGCGAATCGGTCCCACCTGCACCTGTAGCAGCGGAGCCTGAACCTGTTGTTTCTGAGACTGAGGTTATCAATGAGGCTGTTACTGTATATATAGGGTGTAAACCGCTCTATGGTGAGTGCAAGTCTCTGATTGATGCGCTCGCACCTCTTATGGCAGAGGTCTGCAGTGATAAGAACGTGAGCCACATCGGGTTCGTTCCATACGCTCAAGGTTGGGATATGTTAGCTGCGAAGCTAAGCGCTCAGGGACTTCCCAACGGGGCCTACTATGTGCCTTCGTTCAGTAATGTAGCTCAGCGACTGAGCGACACTCTAGTTACAGTAGCTAACCAGGTGGTGATTGCAGGTTAAGACCTACTATGTTATACTGTGCTTATACTTATAGACTAAGGAAAGCACGGTAAATGAACGATCAACTAAAGCATCTCTTCGGAGAAGTAACACCTGAAACAAAAGAGAAGCCTGTAGAGGTATCCGAGCCTGTTAGGATCAAGAGCCTACCTACTTATAACTACACTCCTGAAGACCTGACGGATCAGCTAAAGACTCCTGAAGGCTTTATGAGCTTAAGACCGCTACAGAATCAGGCGCTCGTTGAGTGTCGTGACGCTAAAGGCGGAGTCCTACTACTAGGTTGTGGTGTCGGCAAGACACTCGTCTCGTATCTATTGCCAGTAGTTATGAAGGCTAAACAGCCTCTGCTCCTGGTCCCTGCTTCACTAGTGGATAAGACTAGAGCTGAGTTCCATAGCTACTCTACCAACTTTAAGATTACGCTACCCACTATATTATCTTATGAGAAGCTATCACGCCGAACCGCTCAGCAGTTCCTCACACAACTAAAGCCAGACTTAATAATCTGCGATGAGGCTCACCACCTCAAGAGTATGGACTCGACACGCACTTCTCGACTTGGCAAGTATCTAGTGAATCACCCTAAGTGCAACCTGGTGGTGATGAGCGGAACACTATTTAATAAGAGCGTCGCCGACTTCGCACACCTAGCGGATTGGGCGTTAGAAGAAGGCTCACCTGTCCCTAATAATCATAGAGACGTAGAGGTGTTCGATCTAGTCCTAACAGGTGAGGCGAATGGATATCAGTATGGCCAGTTTGAGCCTATGATGGAGTGGGGCCAATCAGCTCGTGAAGCGGTGTATCAACGAATGAAGGCTACTAAAGGCGTGGTGCTTACCACTGACGAAGCCGTGCCTTCAGCTCTACGCTTGATTAAGATGGAGGGTAAAGTCCCTAAAGAACTCCAGGACGGGATCAATCAATGCTTTGAGTCTGGAGTTATGAGTGAGGTGCTTACAGGGATGGAGATCGACTTCGATATAAACACCATCAATGCGAGCCAGCATTTGTGGGACGATACAGATCAGTTTGCGTTAAGAGCTTTAGGTCAAATGGTGAGCGGCTGTCTCTACTTTTGGGAGTGGCCTAATCATACACCTGATGATGAGTGGTTACTTGCTCGTAAAGATTGGCGACGGGCGGTGCGTATTATAAGGGAGATGGATCTAGAAGACTACGACTCACCTCATATAATAGAGACTGAGTTCCATCAGTTACCGCCAGATATAGTGAGTGTATTCGAGGGTTCCTACTCCAAGTGGCAGGCGGTTAAACATCGACCAGCGCCACCTAGAGATAGTGTTTGGGTATCTGATTATATGATTAACTATGTAGCTAACTGGAAAGAAGAGCAGACGCTGCCGTATATAATATGGGTAGATGGTGTGGAGGTTGGTAATAAGTTGAGCAGTAGATTAAATATACCGTATTATGGAGCAGGGGCGAGCCTCCCTACTATTGCGGAACCGTGTATTATGTCGATACGATCTCATGGCACTGGTAAGAATCTACAGGCGTGGAGCGTTAATCTAGTATTCGCAGCTCTAGCGGATCCAGCCACTTGGGAGCAGATGATTGCTAGAACGCATAGAGCAGGACAGCTCGCTGACGAAGTATTAGTATATACTTTCACTCACTCAATCTTCGGATCTAGTTTTGGTAAAGCGTATAAGCAGAGCAAAGTTATATCCGACACTACGGGACAGCCGCAGCGTTTAGTTTACGCAGATAAGCTATCCAGGAGATTATCATGAAAGATTTAATAGGCGATAAGGTATACGTGCCTGGCGAAGAGCCTATGGAGATAGCTGTTAGCGACTCCGAGGTAATATCTAGTGGTCGGGACCTTCAGGTTATGGTGCATCACGATATCCTCAGAGGCCTGGATATACCAAATAAAAGAACAGGCGCTCTAGATCCTATAGATAAGGAGCGTTGGTTAGTTGTGGTAGAGACACTGATGCAGCGAGGCACTAAGAGTGTATCGCAGCTCCGAGACTATACAGGTCTGACACAACAACGAGCTACCAGGTTTATCCAAGAGGTTCGGGACCGATGGGCCAACTCCCTAACAATGGGACAGGTTAACTCTAGGCGTGAGCAGCTCTATTTAGAGTGTGAGCGTGTCAAGGAGGAGTGCTGGCGACAGTATCACCTAGTTGATAGTGAAATGGCTAAGCTAGCCTTTATGAAGATGATTATAGATGCTGGTAAGCGTCAATCGTCCTTGATAGGTGCCGAGCGCATTAACGTCAATGTAGAGTCTAAGGTGGCAGGCCATAAGACCGCTGAAGAGATGGAGGCTGAAGTAGCTGGCCAACTATCTATATCTGTAGATCAATTTAGCGTGATGGGCGAGATGTTATCTAAGCAGATAACCACACTCAGGAAGGATCATAACGATGAGTAATGTAGATATTAAAAAACTAATGCTGACGAAGGAAGGTAGGAGGCTGTTATCTATTCACAGCCCTATGTTCTTCGCCACCTATTATCTAGGTTATGATTATGCGAAGCATCAAGATGATTGGCTAAACGAGTGTGAGATACATACCAAAGACGCTAAAGCTAAGAACGCTAAGAAGAAGATGTTGCTCCTGGCCCCTCGTGACCACGGTAAATCATTCTTAAGTATAGCGTATACCGTTCGTCGCCTATGTATAGATCGTAACGCAAAGATCTTATGGATTAGTGCGAGTTCAGGCCAGGCCGAGAAGCGTGTCCGTATGGTTAAGCAGTTTCTCAATGATCCCAAGATTATAGCGGATTGGGCAAGTGACGATCTACCTCCATTCAAGGATGCTGAAACTAAGTGGGTATCAACTCAGATCTATATCGTGCGACCTGATGAGAGTGTTGATCCTTCAGTAGAAGCTACTGGCTGTGGTGGATCTATAACAGGCGGTCACGTTGATGTTATCATCATGGACGACCTTGAAGATGATAAGACCGTATATTCCTCATCAGTGCGAGAGAAGACTCGTGACTGGTTAAGAGGCACGGTTCAGCCTATGCTTAATCGTAACGGCTTTATGTTGGTGGTAGGCACTCGCAAACACTTTGATGATGTATACGCTCATATGATTAAGGACCCTACGTTCATAGTGATGAATGATCCAGCTATATCGCAGATGCCTGAGAGTTACACTTTTGATATGGCGATGGATCGAGATGGTAGAGATATCATTCAGAATGTTGTGGTTAACGGACCCTCCAAAGTCTTATGGCCTCAAGAGCGCCCTATCGAGTATCTACTCAAAGAGAAACAGGCTGTAGGCGGTCTACTCTTCGCTCGTGAGTTTATGAACCAGGTTCAGTCTGATGATGCCGCAGCCTTCAAGTGGGAATGGCTCGATAAGGCTAAAGAGCGAGGTCAACATCTAGCTCTAGGTGAGCTGCCTCCCTTCGATGAACTCCAAGTGGTTCAAGGCTGGGACCTTGCACTTATCACTGACGCTAAGAAAGCTGAAGACCAGGACGGTGACTACACCGTAGGGACGACCTGGGGCAAGGATCAGGATGGGAATAGGTATTTATTATCAATGGTTAGGTTCAGAGGTGTATCCCCTAATGAGCTGCAGCGTAGAGTGGTGCAAGAGTATGAGCGGTTTAAACAGTTCGTCACTTGCGTGATGATAGAGAAGAATGCTTTTGGTCAACTCCATCTACTTGAACTACAGAAGAAGACTGATCTACCCTTGAAGCAACACCTCACTACCGCTGGAGCTAAGTCTTCACCCTGGACAGGGGTTCCTGCCTTATCCGCCTTATTTGAGAATGGTAAGATTACACTGCCTTACGCAGATCAGGAGAGTAAAGATATTGTAGACGTGTTATGCCAGGAGCTTTATGGGCTAGGTAAAGAGAAACACGATGACACTGCTATGAGCTTATGGATAGCTGAAACGGCTATGCGTGATGCGTCTTTCCAATATGCGGTAAGTTTCGGAGATGATATAGAGTATGATATGTTTGGCAATCTGACTAGCCCTGGCCAAGATGAGGGAAGCTACAATGAAGCGGCTGACCGTAAACACCTATCAGGCCTCTGGAGTAACTTTGATTGGTATAAAGAACATTAAGGTGAAGTATAGGGCTGTTGATGTTATCATATACCCACTCAACACTTATAATTAGGAGTTCATCATGGCAGATCATAAAACCGTAGTTGTGGAGTCTGGCGGCGACACAGTATTCTTAACTAAAGCCAATCTAGGCTTCTCACCAGCTGATACGCACCGTAACTTCCAAATCTCGGTTCATAACTTAGATGGTGGAACTTATACAGTGTCCTACTATCCCGTAAACTGCAGCCACTTGATTGAGTTTCAAGATAATGCGCCTGAGTCTGCAGCGGTAGTAGCCTCTCAAACTATCGACTTCCTATACTCAGGCTTGGTTATATCTTTCAATAACCTGGGTGCAGGAGCTGCCCCGAAGGTCCATGCAACATTCTGGCCTCGTGGTCTATAAGGAGTTAAACTATGGCTATTTTATCAGGTGATGACGCAACCACCAAGGAGCCAGGACTCGTCAGACTTGCTAGGGTCGATGAGACTTTAGCAGGTGTAAGTGAGTCCATTGCTACCACGCCTCTAGGTGTGGCTTCCTATGTTGCCCAACTTATAGGAGCGGCCCCTGCTGCCCTTAACACTTTACAAGAGCTAGCTGAAGCTATCCAGGGTGACGACGACTTCTACGTCCGTGTCCAAACCCTAGAGGCTACAGCTACATCACACGGCACACGCCTCACCTCTGCTGAAGGTGATATCGCAGTATTGCAAGCGGATCTCAATACCGCCGAGTCTAGCATCTCGACTTTACAGTCGGGCGTTAGCGGTAACGATACTGATATCGCTGGCATCCTAACCAGGTTGACCGCAGCCGAAGGTGATATTGACGACCTGGAAGCACATACCCATATTGATGGTGGGGGATCTAGCACAGCGCTCCAAGATGAGGTCGATGATATAGAGGCTGGTGTAGGGCTTGCAACTGACGGATCATACGCTTCACGCAGCGGCTCTAACTATATCGACTCAGCCTCATCTATCGCAGGTGAGATCGGTCTACTCGATACGCAGGTTAAGAGTAACGCAGATGCTATCTCTTCACTTCAATCAGGTGGCTCAGGTAGCTCCGCTAACCAAGACGAAGTTGATGATATTGAATCATCAGTCGGGTTAGATGCTGACGGTAACTATGTATCCAGGTCTGGAACTAACTACCTCGATAGCGCCTCATCCATTGTAGGTGAGATCGGACTACTCGACGCTCAAGCTAAGATTAGCGCTGACGCTATAGCGAGTAACGATAGTGATATCGCATCTATACAGAGCGACGTGAGCGCAGCTCAATCAGATATCTCAACGAACGCATCAGGTATAAGCAGTAATAGCTCTGCTATTTCTACACTTAACTCACTAGCTGATTCTCATGAGGCATCTATCGGACTCAGTTCTGCAGGGGCCTACGTCACGAGATCAGGTAGTAACTACCTCGACAGTGCATCTAGTATTGTAGGTGAGATCAGCGCTCTCGATACGCAGGTTAAGGCCAATGCGGATTCAGCAGCAGCTAACTCTAGCGCAATCTCTTCTAACGATAGCGATATCGCTGGCATCCTAACCAGGCTGACAACAGCCGAAGGTGAGATTGACGCTCTAGAGATTGAAGCTCATGATGATACCCAAGTAGAACTCGACGCTACTCAAGCTGGAGCTGGACTCGATGCTGATGGAGGCTATACCGCCGATGCAACTAGTAACTACTTAACCTCTGCCTCTTCACTGAAGGACGCAGACGATAAGCTAGATGCTCAGATCAAGAGTAATGCGGATAGTATCACTAGCCTTCAAAGCTCGGTATCATCTACTCAAAGCGATTTGGATACAGCTGAAAGTGCGATCACTAGTTTACAAAGCGATGTAGCTGGTAACGATAGCGATATCAGTGGCTTAGCGGCACGTATGTCAACGGCTGAAGGTGATATCACCCAGCTTGAGACTGACGTTGCAGGTAACGATAGTGATATAGCGACCAACTTGGCAGCTATACAGAGTAACGATAGTGATATCACGGCGTTGCAGGGGCGCATGTCAACAGCTGAGTCTGATATAGACACAGTAGAGTTGAGCGTTGCAGGTAAAGCTGATGGTAGCCTGGTGGATACCATTGAGGCATCTATCGGTATTAGTGCGGATGGGACCTTCTCAGCTAACTCCAGCTCTAACTACTTAGGATCTGCATCTAGTGTCCGTGGTGAGATCAACGCACTCGACACTCAAGCGAAGGCTAATGCTGACTCTATTGATGCAAACGATACGGATATCCTCGCCATACTGACCACGGTCTCAGGGCATTCTACTTCAATCGCAGCTAACAGTAGTGCGATCAGCTCTAACGATTCAGATATCGCTACCAACGTAGCTTCCATCTCGACTCTACAGAGTGAAGTAGATGCAGCTCAAGTCGGTGCTGGATTAGATTCTGATGGAGGCTATACAGCTGACTCATCTAGCAACTACCTCACGGCAGCCTCTTCACTGAAGGATGCTGACGATAAGCTAGACGCTCAGATCAAGAGCCTATCTGATGATATAGACGCTATCACTTCAGGCACTAGCGGATCAGCTTCACTAGCTACCATCCAGGCCGAGGTCAATGCGACTCAGGCAGGTGCAGGTCTTGATCCCGACGGCGACTATACAGCTGACTCATCTAGTAACTACTTAGCATCAGCTACCTCCTTGCTCGATGCAGACGATAAGCTAGACGCTCAGATCAAGGTCAACGCAGACGCAATCGCTTCTAACGACTCAGATATCTCAGCTCTTCAAAGCTCTGTATCAGGTAATGATAGTGATATCAGTAGTTTACAAAGTTCTGTAGCGAGTAACTCTAGTGCGGTCTCCTCTAACGATAGTGATATCGCTAACCTCCAGGCGCTCGCCAATACGCACGAAGCCTCTATAGGTCTAGAGGCTGACGGTTCCTTAGCTGCGTTTACGAACAAGCCTATCATCGCATCTGATACATCTATCAGAGCAGCGGTCGAAGGCATTGTAGATTATGTAGGTGAAGCATCTATTTCAGGGACGCTATCGGCCAACCTGGTAACTGCTCAAGCAAGCATCAGCACTAACGCAACTAACATCAGTGGTAACGACTCAGATATCTCAGCGCTCCAAGCGTCAATGTCTGCAGCCGAGTCTGATATTGATGATCTTGAGACCTTAACAGTCTCTCACACATCAAGCATCGCATCGAATGCGGCTAACATCGCATCAAACGATACTGATATAGCGGCTAACCTAGCGTCAATACAGAGTAACGACACTGATATAGCTTCTAACCTAGCGGCGATCCAGGGTAACGATAGCGATATTGCTGGACTATTGACCCGTATGAATACTGCAGAGTCAAACATAGGCTCTAATGATACGGATATATCTAACATCAATACCAGCGTAGCTACTGCTGAGTCGGATATAGATGATCTTGAGACGCTGACAGCCTCTCATACATCTAGCCTCGCCTCTAACGCTAGTAGCATATCGAGTCTCTCATCTACGCAGAGTAGTCACGCTTCCACGCTCACGAGCTTGCAGAATCAGATCGACGGGAATGATAGCGATATCAGCACCAACGCAAGTAGCATCTCTTCTAATGCGAGTAACATCAGTTCAAACGATACTGATATAACTAACTTGCAATCAGAGCTAGACGCTACTCAAAGCGGAGCTGGTCTTTCTGCAGCTGGGGCCTATCAAGCTGATAGCGGAGCTAACTACATCGCTAGTGCGACTAGCCTTGCTGATGCTGATGATAAACTCGATGCTGCTATTGCAGCTAGAGCTTCAGCTATCACTGGCTTAGACACTCGACTCTCAGCTGCTGAGTCTACAGTATCAGGTCACACTTCAACCTTATCGTCTCAAGCCTCTAGTATCAGCACCATTGAGAGTGATCTTAATACAGCTGAGAGCGCTATCGCTACACTAGAGAGCGAAATGGATGCTGTCGAATCTACTAATGTATCGCAGGCATCTACCCTCACTTCGCATGGCAGCCGTTTAACGTCCTTAGAGTCTAACGACAGCACTCAAGACAGCAGCATTACTAGCCTTGGATCTCGTGTAACCACACTTGAAAACACCACTGGTAGTAATACAGCGATCACAGCACTTCAAGGTAGAATGACTACCGCCGAAGGTGATATAGATGATCTTGAGACTCTAACCGCCTCTCACACTACCGATATAGCTATTGCTAATGCACGGCAAGGTGGTATTTGGCATCAGGACACTAATACGGTAGTATACAAATCCAGTGGCTTCACCGTCCGACAATCTTATGGTGCCTGGGGGTATGAACCGTCTACGAATGATTTCGTATTCATCGCACCCGAAGGCGGCCCTGGTGATCGTCACTGGAATTACGAAGGATCAACTGGTTCAATCATTTTCACAGGAGTATCATAATGGCTTCAGTCAGACCCGAATCCAATAACACCCACACTCTAGGAACGTCTACTTATAAGTGGGCCACCCTACATAGTGTGGATGTTCAGGCCGCTACCATCACAACATCAGGCGATGTTGAAATCGGTGGCAATCTTACCGTCAGCGGAACTCAAACCGTTCTTGACGTAACCACCGTAAGTGTTGAAGATCCATTGCTTCAGCTCGCTAAATCCAACTCAGCTGACAGCGTTGATATCGGCTTCTATGGTCAAATCGTTGACGGGTCTACTACTGAGTATGTTGGACTCTACCGAGATGCTAGTGATGGTAAGTTTAAGTTATTTGAGAGCGCTTCAGCAGCACCTACCTCTACCGTAAGCGGTGGATCTACCGCCACTCTCGTGGCTAACGTAGAAGGTGCCGTCACTGGTAACGCCGACACTGCAACCTCTGCAGCAGCTCTTACAACTGCACGAACTCTCAGCATCAGCGGCGACGCATCAGGCTCTGTATCCTTCGATGGATCAGCTGATGCAGATATCGCTATCACTGTAGGTTCTGGAGCTATTGAAAACTCAATGCTCGACAATAGCTCAATCACCTTTACCGACGGATCTAACTCAGAGGCTCTTGCACTCGGTGCGACTCTTGAGATCGGCGGAACCTCTGGTGAAGTTGAAGTAGCCTACTCATCGGCAGCTAATAAGTTTACCGTAGGGCTTCCTGACGATGTTAATATCGCAGGCGACCTCGTAGTATCTGGTATTATCTCAGGAACCGTTCAAGCTAACTCAAGCACAGCTACTAAGTTAGCTACTGCCCGTAACATCGCACTTGGTGGTGATCTTGCAGGCTCTGCTAGTTTTGATGGGTCTGCTGACGTGAGCATCACGGCTACCATCCAGGCAGGTAGTGTCGATAACGCTATGCTCGCTAACGATGGAATTAGCCTCAAGCTAGCTGGTGTTGCTCAAGAAGATATTAACCTCGGTGATGATCTTAACTTCGCAGGGCACTAGCAACGAAGTAGAGATCGCCTATGATGCATCTACTAACTCACTTACTTTCGGACTACCTAGTAGCATTACTGCTGCGCTCGTAGGGAATGCTTCAACAGCATCCGCTTGGGCTAACGCTAGAACAATCTCACTTGGTGGGGATCTTGGCGGATCAGTAAGCATTGACGGATCAGCAGATGCGACTCTCACTGCGACTATCCAAGCTGGCTCTGTAGAAAACTCAATGCTGGACAACAGCAGCCTCACTGTTAGCGATGGATCTAATACATCAGCGGTCGCTCTTGGTGGCACGTTAACTATCGCTGGAACTGCAAATGAGGTTGCGGTAGCTCACTCTTCAGGCGTGACTACCATCGGCCTTCCAAGTAGCATCAGTGGTCTTACTGCTGTATCTGCTGACGATTTTGTAGGCGACCTCACGGGTAAGGCTGATACAGCTGACGCTCTTGCGACTGCACGGACCCTAAGTATCTCTGGTGATGCTACAGGATCTGCTAGCTTCGATGGATCTGCAAACGCAGCTATCGCCCTAACCATTGCGGCTGGAGCGGTAGATAACGCTATGCTCGCAAATGATGGGATCGGCCTTAAGCTCGCAGGCGTAGCTCAAGAAGACATCAATCTTGGTGATGATCTTAACTTCGCTGGAACAGCTAGTGAAGTCGATATCGCATACGCATCAGGTAGTAACACGCTTACATTCAGCCTCCCTTCAACTATCAACGCAGCGACTACCGCAAACGCAGCTACATCATCAGCATGGGCCAGCGCTCGCACCGTATCTCTCGGTGGTGACCTCGGTGGATCAGTAAGTATTGATGGATCAGCGGATGCGACTCTCAACGCTACTATTCAAAGCAGCTCTGTAGAAAACAGTATGCTCGCTAACTCAGGGATCACCATCCAGGACGACAACGCTCAAGCAGCCTCAGTCGCTCTCGGTGGATCTCTTCGATTCAGTGAGGTAGCTAACGAGACTACAGTCAACTTCGATTCGTCTGCTGGCTCTATCACTATCGGACTTCCTGATAACATTACAGCTGACGTAACAGGTAATGCTGACTCTGCATCGGCTCTTGAGACTGCACGAACCATCGCACTTAGCGGTGACGTAACAGGCACAGGCTCTTTCGATGGATCAGCTAACCTCACAATAGCAACTACTTTAGCAGGTGGCACGGCGCTCACCTTCGCTGACGGTGACTCAAACTCTGAAGCTCTAGCTTTGGGATCGACTATCACCTTTGAAGGCACTAGTAATGAAGTTGATGTTGCGTATGGAGCAGGCTCCAATACATTCACTATTGGACTACCTGATACTATCGCTGCGGAACTCACAGGTAATGCATCTACTGCAACTGCCCTGGCTACAGCTCGCACCATTGCTCTTAGTGGCGATGTTACAGGTTCGGGTTCGTTTGATGGTAGTGGCAACCTCACCATCGCTTCTACTTTGGCTGGTGGCACTGCTCTTACCTTTACTGATGGATCTAACTCAGAGGCTCTGGCTCTCGGTTCGACTCTTGAAGTCGGAGGCACCGCTAACGAGGTAGAGGTCGCATACAGCACAGCGGCTAATAAGTTTACAGTTGGTCTTCCTGATGATGTAAACATCGCAGGTGATCTCGTAGTCTCTGGAACTATTTCAGGAACCGTAGCGGCTAACTCAAGCACTGCTACTAAACTAGCTACAGCTCGCACCATCTCACTCGCTGGTGACCTTGGAGGCTCAGTGAGCTTCGATGGATCAGCTGATGTTAGCCTCACTAGCACGATCCAGGCAGGTAGCGTTGATAACTCAATGCTAGCTAATGATCATATCGGCCTTAAGCTCGGTGGTGTAGCTCAAGAGGATATCGCACTCGGTGATGATCTCGACTTTGTTGCAGGTCAGGACCTAGACGTAGCTTATAACGCTAGCACTAACGCTCTTACATTCAGCCTTGAGTCTGAGATTGATAGTGATACTACTGGTAACGCAGCAACCGCTTCCGCACTTGAGACCGCACGAACTCTCAGCATCACTGGTGACGCTACAGGTTCAGCTAGTTTCGATGGGTCAGCTAATGCGGCTATCGCATTGACCATCGCTGCAGGTGCTGTAGACAACGCCATGTTAGCTAATGATGGAATCAGCTTGAAGCTCGGCGGTGTTGCTCAAGAAGATATCAACCTCGGTGATGATCTTAACTTTGCAGGGACCGCTAGTGAAGTGGAGATCGCTTATGCTTCTGGAAGTAACACTCTTACTTTCGGACTCCCTGATACTATCGCTGCAGAGCTTACAGGTAACTCAAGCACTGCTACTAAACTAGCTACAGCTAGAGCTATCTCAGTGAGTGGAGACGCTTCAGGAACCGTTAACTTCGATGGGTCAGCTGACGCAGATATCGCATTGACTATCGCTTCGGGCGCTGTCGATAACGCTATGCTTGCTAACGATGGATTTAGCCTTCTCGTGGATAGCGTGAGCCAAGAGGATATCAACCTCGGTGACTCACTCAACTTCATCAGTGGTCAAGATATTGATATCGCTTACAACACTACATCTAACCAACTCAGTATTGCTCTTGAAGGCACTATTGATAGCGATACTACTGGTAACGCAGCGACTGCTTCAGCATGGGCAAACTCACGCACAATCAGTCTAGGCGGTGACCTTGGAGGCTCAGTTGCTCTTAACGGATCTGCTGATGCAACTCTCACGGCTACTATCCAGTCTAACTCAGTAGAAAACAGCATGCTGGCTAACAGTGGCGTAACACTAGCAGCTGACTCAGGTTCAAACGATCCTATAGCTCTTGGTGAGACACTCACTATCTCAGGAACCTCTAACGAGATCGAGACTGCTGCCGCTGGTAGTAATCAGATCACTATCGGACTTCCTAATAACGTCACTATCGGTAATAACCTCACCGTAACCAACGACTTAGCGGTATCTTCAGGTGATCTTGAGATTACTGACGGGACACTCTCTATCCTCGGTGGTGGAGCTACTATCAACGGAACCGTAGCGATCAACGGAACGCATACCATCAACGGTAGCCTTATCGCTAACTCTGCAACTATGAAGTTTGAAGACAGCCTCCTTGAGCTAGGTTACACTAACTCAAGCGTTGTCGATCACGGTTTCTTCAGCAAGCATAGCGACGGCGATTACGTCGGTGTAGCTTATGATCAGTCAGCTGCTGAGTTTGCGATGTTCAAGACAGGCACCAAGCCTGGAGCGACAGTAGACACTGGTGCTGGTGATTATGAGCTTGCTGATATGCGAGCGAAGAACATTGCTGCTAACGGTAGCTTGCTCGTGAGCGGTTCCGTTATCAACAACTCTTCAAAGGGTATGTTCGAGAAGCTCAGCTTCGCCTCTGTTACTGGAGCTAACACCACTCTATCAGGCTCTCAGATGGTCGGTGGTGTGATTCTTCGTGATGCGAGCAACGATGAGACTGATGCAACCGCTACAGCGGCTCAGATCGTAGCTGCGATGCCTAGCTCTGCTAGACTTGCAGATATGACTTTCGTGATGCGCTTCATCGTCTCAGGAACTAGCGCTGGATATAGCTTCACAGCTGGATCTGGTGTGACTATTGTTGGAGGGTCTTCTTACATGACAGACAAGACTCACTCGTATCTCGTGCGTGTTACTAACGCTACGGGATCTAGTGAAGCGGTCACCATGTATAAGCTCTAAGATGATAACCAGGTAGCTATGGTGTTATACTACTTAAATCATACAGGCTGGTGGCAGCATTATTGAAGATGCACAGTCAGCCCTACCGAACTCCGTGTATTGATACTTCGTAGCTGGGGGTGATACTCTTAGTCTTTTAAACCCACGCTAGATAGTTAGGATTTATTATGGATAAGATTATCGCCATTGTTACCAGGCATAAGGTGCAGTTGAAATGGACTGTTGTCGGAGTCCTGGCCGTCCTTATCGCCTACTACTCTGTAGAGGCTCTCATGGGCCTCGTAGCTATTCTATTCGGCAGCCAGGTGCATACGTCGAAGAAACAGCAAGCTGAGCATAGAGAGCGCATTAAAGACGTTGTAGAGCAACAACAGGAAGCTCAAGAAGATCTAGAGGCTATCCGTAAATCTCAAGTAGAGGCTGTAACTAAAGCAAAAGCTAAGGCAGCCTCAAGAGTTGACGACTTTATTGACGGAGATTGGCCATGATCAAAGCTATACTCCTATCGCTACCTATCATCTTCTCTACCTCAGTAGGTCTATGGATCAATACTGACGGGTCCGAGAAGATGGTGCCTTGCCCTGAGTCTTTTGATACGGACCGCCTACGATTACCTCAAGGCTGCTCAGCCTACGAACCAGGTGTATGGTTAAGCGTGGATCGTTATCGAGAGATGGATATCGAGTTGCAGACTTTAGAGACTCAGCTCGCCGCCAAGGATGAGGAGATCAAGCATCTTGAGGCTAGAACTAATCAGCTTCAAGGACAACTTATCCTCTGCACCGCAGTTCCTGAGTGTCCTGCGTGTCCAGACAACTTTCTCAAATACACCGCCACAGGCGCTGCTCTAGGCTCTGTTATTTCACTGGGAGGATGCGCCGCATGGAATCTATCACAATAAACGCATTAGCTGGAGGGGCCGCTATCATAGGCTTCCTCTATACCTACATTAAGGACCGTTACGAAAACGGTAAGATCATAGGTAAGCTAGAAGAGCGTGTAGCTAATCTCGAAAGAGGTAATGAAATACTTGATCAACTCACGAATACGCTCACTGAGACTCGTTTGGCAGTTGCTAGGTTGGAGCAAAAAGTGGATAGTATCTCTACTTGGGTGCAGCAACAGCAGCAGCAAACACCATTACGCAGAGAATAGGAGCGGATATATGGATTCGTCAGTTGACTTATATAATGATGGTATTGGAATCGTCACTCTCATTGATTACATGGGAGATGATAAACGAGCGCTACATGCGGCTCGTGTCTCTTTCTTAAGAGACGAAGATCTATTAGTAGACGACGGTGAGCGTCTCGATCCTAAAGATAAGAAGTTAGCTAAGTTCTTATTGAAGCATCAGCACACCTCACCATTTGAGCATAGCTCACTTAGTTTTAGAATTAAGGTGCCTCTATTCATTCGTAGCCAAATAATGCGTCACCGCACGTTCAGCTATAATGAGGTGAGTCGCAGGTATACAGATTCGTGTATCGAGTTCCATATACCTAAAGAGCTACGCAAACAGTCTGAGAAGAATCTACAATGCAGCGTAGATGAGGTTGTGTTTAATAATGATAAGCTGGTTAAGGCTATGCGTAACCAGGCTGATTCTGCATTTAAAACCTATCAGATGTTTCTCGACTGTGGAGTATGCAGAGAGCAGGCTCGTGCAGTCCTACCTCAGAATATGTATACGACTTTCTATATGACAGGTAACCTCCTCAACTGGATCAAGTTTTTGAAGTTACGGTTAGACGAACACGCTCAGCCAGAGGTGCAGGAGCTGGGAGTAGCTATTCTATCTATGATGGAAGAGGTATTCCCTGACACTGTAGCTATCTTGAAGGAGCTAGATATACTATGAAGATCAAGCACTTAGCTCATCGCATCAAGACCTGCTTATCACTAGCCTCCCTTTCACCCTGTAAGCGGCGGCAGTTCGGCTGCGTGGTTATAGACCCTATCGCTAATATTATACTTAGTGAGGGATATAACGGCAGCCTTCGTGGATCGACTCAGTTATGCGGTGGATCTAAGTGTGATCGAGAGGGGTTGAAGCCAGGCACTACTTATGAGGTAGGCTGTGTCCATGCCGAGCAGAACGCTGTATATAATGCAGCTCGTATCGGTAACTCGCTAGTAGGTTCCTGGTTTATCATAAATGGTGAGCCTTGCAGCTTATGCGCTAAAGCAATCGTTCAGGTAGGTGCTACAAAGGTTATTTGTGTATCGGGAGTGTTCGGACAACTAGACGGCGTTGAGATACTTCAAGACGCTGGAGTAGAGGTTGTTTTAGTAGAGCCTGATATGAGTGGTCTAGAGCTAGCTCTGCATCAGCCTATGCGATTACCTCGTGTCCGTGAGCAGAAAATACCTAGCAGTCCCTTTTCTAAGCAGACTACCTAAACTACTGAGGTTATGGTAGTATACAACTACACCCTATATATCTTAACGAGGCTTTAACATGAACATTTTTGAACGTATAAGCGGCTACTTCGGTAAGTCGGTTACTATGGATTCCGCCGAAGAGCTAATCAAGGCACTACCGCCACCAACAGGTCCCATACCAGAGGCTAACGCTGTTCAGATAAACCCTGTAGACGTAGCTAACGCCTTCATGTTGGAAGATAGCGTTGCAGGGGCCGAGTCGCATAGAGGTCTAGATTACGATCAGTTGCGAGCTATGTCAGCGGTGCCTATGATAGCCTCTATCATTCAGACCAGGATCAATCAGATCGCTGAGTTTGCTAAACCCTCTCAGGACGGTGCTGATATAGGCTTTCAGGTTCGACTAAAAGATCGAAGCGAGGTTCCTACTGAGGCGGATCTTGATACTATCCAGGACTTCTATACCTTTATGTTATCGTGCGGTGACAACCGTATAGATTATGAGAGCAGCTTCGAGGCTTTCTTGCGTATGCTGATACGGGATAGCCTTATGTTTGACCAGGCCTGCTTTGAAGTTATTAGAAGTAGGAACGGTCAAGTATCAGGATTTATGAATGTAGACAGCGGCACGATCCGTAGATCTAGAATGTCTGAGGCTGAGAAGAAGACTGGTAAACGTGATCCCGAAGGCACTCACTTTGTCCAGGTAGTCGGTAATAAGGTCCGAGCTGAGTTTGGAGCGAAGGATTTATGCTTCGGTATACGTAGGCCTAGATCAGAGCTTAAGTATCGAGGATACGGCTTTCCTGAGCTGCAAGAATGTATAGGTATTCTCACTAACCTACTTAACGCTGAAGTTTACAACGCTAGTAACTTTACGAATGGTATATCTGTATCGGGTATAGTCGCAGTTAAGACTAAGATGAATCCGCAGCTGTTCAGAGCCTTCCGTAGAGAGTTCTACTCTATGCTTAGCGGTAGCCATAACTCTAAACGCACTCCATTGATACAACTCGATCCCGATAGCAACGAAGACCTCAAGGCTCTTAATCTATCTCAGAGTAACGCTGAGATGGAGTTTGAAAAATGGATGAACTATAACATTAAGCAGCTCTGCGCTATCTTCCAGATTGACCCGATGGAAGTCGGTTTTAACTTTGGTGAGACAGGTAAGACCCATAGCTTAAATCAACAAGATCCTAGCGCTAAGGTATTGATGAGTAAAGAGAAGGGACTACGGCCTTTATTAAGAGCTGTCGAGTCCTGGATTAATAAATACATCATTACCGAGTTAGATGATCGCTTTGAGTTGATATTTACAGGGATGGATATCACTCCACCTGAGCGCCAGCTTGAGATGGACGTGAAGAAAGTGGCTGCATTTATGACCGTAAATGAGCTGCGAGCCATGTATGATATGGAGCCTCTACCTGGAGGTGATATTATTCTTAACCAGGTCGCCGCTGTCACAATGCCAGGTGCGGCACCTACCTGTAGTGGAGGAGCCTAAAGATGCCTAATCAATCAAAGACATTTAATGTGCCACAGGCTGTCCGTGATGCTGCCGAGCGTGGCTTAGAACTGCGTCGTAAACACGGTCGAGGCTGGTCTTGATGCTAAGCAAGCTAAGAAAGAAGGAGTAGGCTCTGGTGTTCCAGCGAGCCTCTAATCTTATGCAAGGCACCGTCTCTTACAAAACTGTTAAGCGTATGTTAGCCTTCTTCAATAGACATAAGGCGTTTAAAGAGCATCATAGCGATAAGACGAGTGCTGCTTGGATCTCACATATGCTATGGGGCGGCAATCCAGGTTATGCGTGGGCTAAACGCATTGTGAAGCAGGAGGAGAAAGTCGAGAAGGGTAGCTTCCTAGCTGCTCACTACTTCGGTGACGACTTCCCTGATGAGGAGCTTGAGGAGGAGGCTCAGCCTATCGGTGGTTTTGCGGAGTTACTTAAAGCCGCTCGCAGACCTAAAGACTTTATGGATATCGAGGGCAGGAAACGTATTAAAGCTAAAGCTGGTGACGAGACTGATGTTGTCGCTAGTGATGTAAAGCCTGTCGATGCTCCTAAAGACGCTATACCTGCTGAAGACGAGCCGCCTAGTAGTAAAGAACTCGATGAGGCCCTTAAGGAGTTCGGTGAGGAATCTGACGACGAGGTAGAGAAGGGTGTAGTGGTTATAGATCTAGTCGGTGACGACGATGAGCTACCTGATACAGAGCCAGCGGCCCCTGTGCCTCCACCTCAAGTTCCTATGCCTATACCTCCTGAGCCGATGCTCCAAGAGATAGACTTCGTGCCTGACGTGATCGTGACTCCCTATGATCAAGTTAAGATGAAGAAGATAGCTAAGAAAGGCCGAGCTATCTATGGCGTTGACAGGGTAGCTAAGAAGCAGGGACTCTATATATGTAGAGGTCAGTGGGACAATGTTGACCTAGATCTAGTTCAGGGCTATCTATCATTTATAGATGAGCCTGGTATGAAGAAGAATGCGCTCGCTGTAGGTGGCGAAGCCATGCTCGCTGTGATTGAAAAGGCTGAGCCTAAAGTCCCTGCTAAATATTTAGAGGGATTGACAGGGCAGGAGCGTCAGAAGCGTAAGCGTGAGATACAGCGTCGGATGAAGGATAAGCAGAGCTATAAAGAGCTGCCAGGTGATAAGGACGCTAAAACTAAACCTAGTAAGTATACCCGTAGTAGCTTCGCAGCTAAGGTTCGTGAAGAGATTAAGAAGCCTGGTAAAGATGAGTTCTTACGGGCGGCAGCTAAAGTGAGTGGTATAAGCAAGACGATACTAGAGGAGTGTTATGATCGTGGCTTGAAGGCTTGGTCGTCAGGAGGTCACCGACCAGGGGCCTCACCTGCTGCGTGGGCTAGAGCTAGAGTCTACTCCCTGGCTACAGGAGGCAAGACACGAAGCACCGCTGATAAAGACTTATGGGAGAGACATAAGAGAGGCTAGTGCGACTAGTGAGCTATCCACTAGTGTTCTAACTTAAAGCTAGTGGAGCTAGTGGGCTATCCACTAGTGTTCTAACCTAAAGTTAGTGGAGCTACTGGACTATCCACTAGTGTTCTAACATGGGAATTGCTAGTGGAGCTACTGGACTATCCACTAGTGTCACTAGTAACTTTGGCATTCTAGTGGCAGGGTCTAACCTTATGATATAGTTAGCCTATTCGGGCAGAATGCCAAAGTTACCCGAAAACTAAGGATGCCCTGGAGTATATATATATTCTACCCTATTTATATTTATACATACTTATATATATATGTTTCTCTGGAACTCTTTAAAAATAGGTAACTTTGGCATTTTGGTCTTTTTCCGTATACATATCACAGGCTTAAGCCCTGCCACCTGTCTGCCACTTGCCAAGAAGATTCGTGGTTAGAACACATTTGTTGCTCACTAGCTAGGTTAGTGGTATACTAAATTGACTCTAGCACTATGGTAGTCCCTACAGACTACCCACCATCTATTAGTAGGAGGATACATGAAGAAGTTCCTGACGCTTCCTTTTATTAACATCACTACGAGCAGCAAGGCTTGGATCACGTTAGCCGACCTAGCTACATATCTAGAAATAGGTGAGCAGTCACTGAGGCGCAGGATACTATATTCAGACTCGGCCCCGTTCAGAACTATACGCCCTAAAACCAATGAGCTTATAAAAGCTGCCAGGCGCAGTTCCTTTACGGGCAGACCTAACCGACAATACTTTGATTTAGATTTTGCTCTGGCGGCCTGTTTCAGTATGAGTCACGAACCAGCTCGCAAGATGCGTGATCAAGTCGTGTATATAATGAACAACCTGTTTTACGACGGGTTCGTCTCTACTAAGAACTACCATTTAAGTATTGAGGTGCGTAGAGCTATAACAGCCTACGTCTGCGGTGTGGATCATTATTATAAGATCATTGAGGCTCGATGGGACCCGACAGACCAGTGCCACGGCACGACGCTAGCCCCTCTTGAAGTATCCGTTGAGAAGCTCGTTATCCCAGACTATTACCTGGAACGTGCCGAGATAAGTAAGGTTAAGGCTATAGATTTAGCGATCCACTTGATATTAACGCATTGTTATGTAGAAGATAAAGGTTCGGCTTTAGTAGACTTACTTGGTATAATAGGTATCACTGTAGACGCTGGTGTCTGCGGAGCTGAACAAACCTCTAACATAACGGAATGGGTTAAGGAGCGTTACAACGCTTCCTCCTCTACGATTGGAGATTTAAATGTCTAAACATGTTGACCTGTTTTCGGTATGGACACCGATAGACTTAACCAAAGCACAGGGTGACCCCAATGAACCGCTTAAAGGACCTATCGCTGGGATTGTTAGCACTGAGGGCATAGACCTTCAGGGCGATACGATTATGCAATCAGGCTGCGATTGGAATTACTTCTTAAGTAAAGGCTGGCTCAACTATGAGCATCAGCAGGGACCTGAGTATATAGTTGGTTATCCTACCTCCGTGCAGCCTACTGTGCATGAGGGTAAAAATGCTACTATGATCCAGGGCTATCTTTTATTAGATAGGCCTAGAGCTAAAGAAGTATACGAATCCGCTAAAGCTATTCAAAAAGCTGGCGATGGACGATCCATCGGATTTAGTGTTGAAGGACAAGTTATACAACGGGATCCTAAAAACCCTAAGAAGATAACGAAGGCTCGTATACTAAATGTATCAGTTACTGCCCATCCTGTTAATCCTGATGCTCGACTTGAAGTATTGGCTAGATCTTTGATGGCTTTAGATGATACAACAAATACTAGCGATACGTCCGTTGTTAATGATAGACTAACACCAGCTACACAAACTGAAGGGTCAACAATGACTGACGATACAGCAACTAAAGGTATGGTAGGCTATCAAGCCGCCGCCAAACCAGATCCTGAAGCAGCGCTCTCTGAAATGGCTGCTCAATCACTTGACGGGCAACCCTCATCCGCAACCACTGGTAGTAAAGACGAAGATATGTCGTCTCTTATGGAAGGCATGATGCGTCGTGTTCTGAAAGAAGAGATGAGCAAGATGATGTCTGACGAAGTGGAAAAGATGATGGATCAGGCCAAGGGCTACTACCAGGGCGATAAAGTGTCGGACGCTCAAAAGAGTGCAGACTTGCGACCACCTATGGTATCATTACCTCAGATGCAGACTTTACTTGGTAAGGTCTTCCCTCAACTTCCTGCTTCTGAGCAACGGTCTATGGCCCGTAAGCTGCTCACTGCAGCTAAAAGTTATCACTCTAACTAACTCTCTCTCATCTCTTTTCTGGAGGATTATTATGTCTGACCAAACTGAACAGACTGTTGACCTTAACCGTATCGAAGGGCTACTTGTTGATCTTAACAAAAGCCTTTCTGCTCAGCAGGAAGCTGCCGCAGATGCCGATGTTGAAACCAACGACAGTGTAGAAATCATCGCTAAAGGTGCTGACGCTATTATTGCTCAGAACAAAACTGCGACTGAGGCTCTCACTAAAGGCATGGACACTATCATGGAAAAACTTGATAGGCTCGATGCGTTCGTAGCTAAGTTTGCTGAACTCGAAGATAAAATCGACAAAGGACTTGCCGAGATCGGTGCTATCCCTGACGCTCCTAAAGCTGTCGTCGTTGAAGCTGAGCCAGCTCCTAGCGATGTAGTTGCTGTAGAGGCCCCTGCTACTATTAACAAAGGTCAAGTTTTAGACCTATGTTTAAATGAGTTGCAAGCAGGCGCTATCGGTGACCGTAAGGTCCAGCTCATGAAGGGTATCTCTCAACTTGACTCTAACTTTAACCCTGCCGATGTTGCGGCAGCTCTTAACCTCAAATAATAGGAGCGATCACTATGATGATTCCAGGACACAATGAAACGGTTAACGTAGAAGACCTCGTTAAATTAAACGATGCTTTACGCAAATCTAACGTCGGCTACCAAACTCCAGCTGGCACTGCTGGTGGCGAAAATGGCGCTCTTAGCCCACTCGTCCCACAGAGCATCGAAGGTAGCCTCTCATCTGCTACTCACACTATGCAAGAGCTTAGCCTCTGGCCTATGATGCCTAAAACCAGCGTCAGCTCAACTCTTCACGAGTATGTAGTTGTTAACGATCACGGCTTTGATATCGACCCCTTCATCGGTGAAGGTGGCGGAGCAGAGCAAGACTTCGTAACTAACAACAGCCAGTATGAGCGTAAGTCTGTCAAGATCAAGTATATGGCAGAGCGTCGTCAAGTTAGCGACGTAGCTAGCCTCGTAGGTATGATCGGTGATAACCGTAACGCTATCGCTGAAGAGACTATGCGTGGAACTATGGGCTTGATGCGTAAGGTAGAGCGTCAACTCTGGTATGGTAACGAGAGTCTTCAAGAGAAGGGTTTCGATGGTATCCTCAAGCAAGTTCGTGACGGCGCTCCTCAGAACGTCTTAGATCTTAAGGGATCTGCACCTACTCCATTACTTCTCCAAGAGGCTCTTGGCGAGGTTTACTCAGCTCCTAACTTCGGTCGTCCTGACTGTATCTACGTCGAGCCTCGTATGCATGCTGAGCTTATTAAGCAAAGCGTCGAGTCTGGTCGTCACGATCAGTTCCAGGTAGCTCAGAGTGGTAGCCTTACTTTCGGTCAGTCACAACTTAACATCATGGCTCCATACGGCGCTGTTCCAGTTAAGGCTGCTCCATTCTTGCACTTCGCAAGCCGTCTCCCTGCAAGTGGATTTGGTTCTTTAGCTCCTGCAGCTCCGACCATCACTTCAGCGGTTCCTGGTGCAGAGACTGTTGCTGGTAGCTCACAGTTCGTCGCTGGCGATCCTACCTACAAATATGCAGTAGTTGCTGTAGGCGACCAAGGTTTCTCAGCTCCTAAGAAGTCAGTCCAAATCAATGTTAACGCTGATGAGGAAGTTGTTCTTACTATCGCTGCGACTAACCTCGTTCGTGGTGCTTCACAGGCTCCTCGTTACTACCGCATCTATCGCTCAGGCGCTAACCAAGACGGAATCGATTCAAGCTATCGCTTGATCGCTGAAATCCCTTGCGCTGGTGGAGCTGCTGCTACTGTCTTTACCGATCTTGACGACGGTAACAACGGTCAGAAGTATGGCTGCTCACCGATTCTCTTCGCTCAGCACGACCCACAGGTTATGGAGTTTGTTCGTCTCTTAGACTTCATCCGCCGACCTTTGGCTGAGACCGCTAGCGTTAAGCCTTTCCTACTTATGCTCTTCGGATCACCAGTAGTTAAGGTTCCTGGCAAGATGTTCTTGATGGACAACGCTGGACTTAGCACTACTGATCTAATCCGAGCGTAATAACCGATTGAGGGGATAACACCATGTGGAAATATACTAGACGATTAAGCCTCACTAATAGACCCATGAGTCTCAAGCTAGGCAAGTTTACAATCCAGCTCAACGGAGTTGGTGTTATCACCTCTAAGGTTAGTGATGAGCTGCTTCTACAGTTGAAAGCTAATCCATTGTTTATCTACGTCCCTAAATCTGAGCCTAAGCCTGAAGCAAAACCTGTAGAGGTGGCGAAGAAAGCCGAGGCTGTTAAACAGGTTGCGGAGTGTGATATACTAGAGGAGCCAAAACCCAGTCGGAAGCGAGCCTCTTCAAGATCACGTCGCAAGTCGTCTACCGACAAGCAGGACTGAGAAAAAGGGGGAGGTCAATCGAGCCACTGTAACCCTCATCTTTTATATTTATGAAAGGTCTATACGCATGGCTATCAGAGACTTAATCACCCCTCAGTTCATTAAAGATACTTATGTTTTAGGTGTCAACCTCACTCTAGATGATGGTAGCCCGTATCCTGACGTGTTATTTGAAAACGCTATTGATGCAGCTATCAACACCTTAGAGCTAGAGTTAGGTATCACCTTCGACCCATTTACCGTAAAAGGCGAGAGGCACGACGCTCGTATCGAGCATAAGAATGCTTTCTACCCTTTTAGGTTAGATCATAGACCCGTGCGGTCCGTTGACGCTCTCAAGATTACTATAGGCAATGCACCTGAAGTGGTGATGCCTACAGGCTGGGCGGTCAACACTATGGGACAGCACGGGCAAATCAATCTTATCCCAGCAGGAGAGACACTAGGATCATTCTTCTTCCGTAGTGGCATCCCTCTCCTATTCGGTGATGTATTCTCACCATACAGTTACGTCCCAGGCTATTTCTCTATTGATTATACATCAGGCTTCACCTTCATTGAAGGGACTGCGGTTATACCACAGGGCGATGTATCGGTAGAGGTGCCTATCACTGCGCCGCTTGAAGGTGTGAAGCCTACAATCAGTCTCACTGTAACGGACGCTCAAGGTGGATCTACGCCTAGAGTTAGACGATCAGGAACAGATAGCTTCACTATATCAGTCGGGACCGCACCCAATACGGGTGATATGCTTATCAGCTACTCACTACATACCGTAGACCCTGCATTGATCAGGGCTATAGGCTTAATGGCCGCTATCGCACCACTTGATATCGCAGGTGATCTTATCGCTGGCGCAGGTGTAGGTCAGTTTAGCGTAGGTGTAGACGGACTAACTCAATCTATCGCAACGACAGCCTCGGCCACATCCGCTGGTTATGGCGCTCGTATTATCAGTTACCAGAAACAGCTAAAAGACGTGATGGGTAGCCTCAGAGCTAAATATCGCATGATGAATATGTTTAGCGTATAAGGAGGCTATTATGGACTTTCCATCAGTAGAACAGAATCTATCGCTAACTAGAGCTGACTTCGATCCAGCTACATTCCGAAGGCTGATCGCTCAAAAGGGATTGGTCCTAGAGTGGAAGCAATCAGGGGAGTGTCCCTGTCAGCCTAAATCAGTTGATAGAGGTTTTGATCTCACAGATATTGATGATGTGGATAGTGGAACGGGTAACTCTATGGGATGCCCAGTGTGCAACGGCACAGGACTCATATATCACTCACCACAGGAGATTCAAGCTATCGTGACCAATGCAGAGGGGGAATACCTAAACTCTCGTTACGGTGGATATAGAGAAGGCCTAGTGAGCATCACACTCAATCCTGAACACTTGCCTGTCTTTGGCGACCGCTTTACGCTTAAAGATAGCGTGATGCTCTACCGTGAGACGATCACCATAGAAGAGAATAAGAATCTGTATAAGCTGCGCTTCCCTATCGCTAGTCGTGACGTAACCTTAAAGACGGGTGAAGAGACTCACGATATCATCTACCTCCATGTTACAGATCCTGATACGGGACTAGCTATTGAGGGAGGGGATCATACAGAAGACTGGCGAGGCGTAAACCAAGGATACGTAGTTACCGCTGACGGTAAGTTCCAGCGTAACAACAGTATTCGCTTCTCGACTGGTATGCGAGTGAGCCTGACCTACTTTATCCATCCAGCCTACACGGTGGTGAGCTACCCTAACAGTATCCGAGATACTCGCATCCGTAAAAAGTCAAATGTAGATAGGCACCTACCTATGCCTGTCCGTGTCCAGGCTAAACTAGAGTTCCTGGAATTGGAGGGATAATGTTTGATCTACACTTTATACACGCTATCAAGAATGGTGTGCGATACTTCTCTAAAGACCGCTTCATGTTTGATCCGTTGTTTCCCAACGTGAGTGATAATATGAAGGCTCGTATGTTTCAGTATCTGCAGGACACGTCTATCAAGTTTGACGCTGCGTATAATGGAGCTGCTGCCGAGGGCCTACCACTGGTGACAGTGGAGCTAGCGGAGGCCTACTACGACTCTCAAGGTCTAGGCAACCATGCTTACTCTGCCAGGGATGATGAAGGTAGAGAGTTTAAACGCTATAGTCTATTCACCTCTCAGGAGGTGCGAGTAAATATCTATGCTAAGGATATGGAAGGCGTTAGACTCATCCATAAACTGATCCAAGCGACTATGTTATTGTTTCATAAGTCCTTCATCTCAGCAGGTTATCAGAACGTGCTGTATACAGGGACTACTCCGTTAGTTCCAGAGTTAGCCCTGGAGGGCGAAGGCTTAAATGTATATGGTAGACAGGTTCGATATGCAGCTCTACACCTTATGGAAATACCTGGATACATCGAAGATCTAAACAGTATCGGTGTATACGATCCATTAATGGATATACAGGTCGCTCTCGACGACACCACTCCTGAGAGTGGAGTTCCTGGAGCTATTACGGTATCATCTAACTCAGACTCTTAACTCTCATCAACAGGAGATTTACCTATGCCTTCAAGCATTTTCTTCCAAGGACAGCGTGTCTACCGACCAGGCACCTATGTGCGTGTCAACGATACACTCTCCGCTATTTCCGACCTAACTGGAGGCAACATCGCCCTGGTTGGAGACTTCGCAATCTTCCCTCAAGGCGAGATACAAACATTCTCTACCTTCGACAGCTTTGTCGAAACCGTCAACCCTGACGGCGTATCTGGACTCTACTATGATGTAGACTATACAGCCTTGGCTGATATAGCGTTTGACGCTTTGGTAGACGCTAACCAGCAGATCGACAGCCTCTCGATCATCAATACACGAGCTTCAGAGCAGGCCTCTTTCACTAGCAACGGACTCAAGGTTAAGTCGAAGCTCTACGGACCCGTGGGTAACCGCCTAACCATCACACTAGCTGCATCCTCGGATCGCACAGGTAACGCTGAAGACGACGACTTCTATGATATCTTCGTATTTAACGGCGGTCTTGACGCTGTAGAAGAGATGCTCGATATCGGTGACGGTGAGGCTGCTAAGCTCAGCTATGCCTATACCAATGATCCTGCTGGTGATGCCGATGGTGAGTTTGACTACGGTAGTGTATCAGCTAGAACCACGGCGACTCATATTGAGGTCGAGGCTCGTAAGACTATTGGTAATGATGAGATCATAGATGCAGCTAACCAGAACGCTCAAGGCAACTATGAGCTGGTCTTCAATAAGCAAGTTGAAGGCGTGGTATCTATCACCACATTAGGCCAGCAGGTTGAAGCTACCAACTTTATGGACGTGATCGGCTTTAACCAAGAAGGAACACTCACCACTGAGCGTGTTACCATGCATGATGCTCAAGGTGGTGAAGTCGGTGATACTTTCACAACTACCAACAGCTTCGTAAGCATCGAGCGCATCATTATCTCTGCTTTAACTGACGGTGACGTTATTCTGCGCTGGTATCCTAAATCTACTAAACTTGAAGACGTTGGGGATCTTGAAGGCTGGCTGGCTGACCTTAGTCGCCGTAACAGTGACTTCACTTATGTATCACCCAGCACCGTGATCACTGGTGATGAGCTAGACTTTGATTCAGCGCTCAGCTCTATCAACAATGGAGCTAGCTATATCTTCACTACGAATCTGCACCGCATCTCTGAGCGAGCCTTCAACGCATCCAAGTGGGTAGTTGCTGAGAAGCTCAGTAACACAGCGCCTGCCGTATTTGCATCAGAGCCTCTACTCGGAGGATCTAACGATCCGTCTACACCTATCTCGAAGGTCGAGGAGGCTCTTGAGGCTATCCTTTATAAGAATATCAACATCGTAGTCCCTGCTACTGATGATATCGAGATTCATAAGCTAGTTAAGCAGCACTGCAAAGATGCTTCTGAAAAGGCTGGCTTGGAGCGTAACGCATGGTTAGGCACCGAAGCAGACCGATCACTTGACTATGTGCATAACATCTACGTTAAAGAGCTTAACGACCGTAACTGCGCTGTCGTCTGTCAGGGTGTGAAGCTCGCTAAGAATGGTCGTGAGTTCAGAACACCTTGGTATACCGCACTAGCTCTAGCATCAGTTCAAGCTAGCACTGCTATCGCTGAGCCTATGACACGCAAGGTTATCCAGGGCATCTCACCGATCCAAACCACTTTCGATCCAGACGCTCAAGCTAACAAGGCTATCCGTCTAAGCATCGTTATTCTGAACAATGCTAACGGACCCATCCGAGTTGAGCGTAGCGTGACCACCTTCCGACGCAACCTCAGTCACCCTGTGTTCTGCGAGGTGTCGGCTAATGAGTCGATTAACACATGTCTTCGCACTTTACGCTCAGCGCTAGATGTATTCATCGGTGGTAAAGCGACAGGTAGCCAGGCAGGTATTATCGCACGAGCGGCTACAAACCACCTCGACAATCTCAGGGATCGAGGTATTATAGCCAACTACAAAGATGTTTCGGTTGTGCTTAACGGTGATGTTCTTAACGTCACTTTTGATGTAGCGGCTATTGAACCTCTTAACTTCATCACAGTCCAAGCTAATCTTGGGCAGTTTTAATAAGGAGCTATAATCATGGCAAACGGAACTCAACAACAACTACGCTCTATCAACGGGTCTAACGCTATCGTGGAGATCGAGATTGAGGGTGAGACTCCTCGTGTTATCGGATACGCCACAGGCGTGACTGTTACTGAGGCTATCGCTCTCAACCGTATTGACGTGTTAGGCACTATCGACTCTCAAGATATTGAGCCTATCGGTCGCATCGTGTCAGGGTCTATCGGTATGATGCGAATGACAGCTAACGGAACTGATGGAGGCGGTGCATCTAACCAATCACTAGTCCCTACGCATGCTCCTAACGCTGATGCAATCGCACGAACCAAAGACCTTATGGACTACATGACAAAAGGCTTCAACCTGGTTATCAAGGACTCCTCGGACTTCGCTGATGATAATGAGGTTAAGACCCGTTATACGATTATAGGCTGTCGTCCATCATCTCATAGCTTCGCACTTAGCCGTGGTATGCTCATGGGTGTTAACGTGACCTTTGAAGCGTTGAAGCTCGTAGAAGAAAACTAAGATACCCTTGCTAAACTCCCTGTGATGCTATAGTATAGAAGCAGTCCTTTTAACTATATCATTACGGGAGAAGCCCTATGGCTCGTAAGAAAACCAATCTAGACCTTAAATCATTGGCTGAAGAGGCAACGCAGGAAGTTATTGCTGCTAACGCCGAAGAGATCTCACCTGTTGATGAAGAGAGAGTCAAGCTCACACCTCGTGAGATCTCATTTAACATAGACTATGATGGGCCTGATGGTGAAGACCACTCAGCTGTTCTTACGTCTAAGGTTATGGATGCTGATGGTAGGCTGGCTAAGGCCCGTGTAGTCGCACAGCTGACTCGTGGTCTAAATCCCGATAACCTCGGTAATGAGGATCGCTTTAGAGTAGATGCGTTAGGTCGTCTATCTGTCCAGCTTATTGAGCCTCCAAAATGGGTCTACGACTTTACAGGTCAGGATCTAGAACTGCTTATACACCTCAATGGTATACTAGTGGAGCATGAAAACCGTTACTTTCGCTCAAACGCTCGACAGGGTGAGGGAGGCGAGATCAAGGCCAGAGTTCGGTCTACTGTCTCCGCTTTTGAAGAATCAAAGTAATACCGTTACTATAGATAATCTCTTCGATCCCAGTAATGTAGAGCTGGCTTTATACCTTTTACCAGAGGAGGCTTGGAAGTCTGTAGATAAACCTACTATACTCCAAAGAGATGATGGAACTTATGTAACTGGCGACCCTTTCTTTGACGAGTTGGAGGAAGCCCTATCTCAAGGAGAGAATCTAGATGGCATCCTCAAACGACTCAAACTCTCCACCGAACAGTAAGTTTGGTGGTATAAGCACAATATCGGCCCCCATAGCCATACCTAGACCTGGATCTGCACCCATAGGTGGCAATCCATCTTTAATGGCTGATGCGTATCAGCGTCAGGGAGTGCCTTTAAACATGGCATCTACCGCTGGAGCTAGTGGCTTCAGACCTGTTGATATGGCCAGCTCTATTGATGATGCGACAACTCAGGGTAGCATGTCACCGCTTCACGCTGCTCAAATGCTCGCACAGACAGGGACTATCACTGCACCTCAGTTCAACACGCCTCAGATGCGAAGGCCTTCTGAAATGCTTGCACAGGCAGGTGTTTATGGCCACCCTCTTTTCCAGCAGCGAGCTGTAGACCAAATAGCAGCGGAGCCTGCTCAGTTCGGAGCTAAAATAGCCGCTGTAGACGACCCTGCTAGACAGAGGCAGATGATAGGTCGAGAGGTGCTATCGGCTAATTATAATGAGCAGTTTTATTCTAACTACGGTGTAGGTAATCCAAATCAACACATAGCAGCACCTGTTGCTTCCGCTATGTATCATGATGAGTTTAACGACGGCATATTACAGGATATGAATCAGCACTTTGGCAGCTATTCATCGGTAGCTGGTCCAAATCAGGGATTGTTTGAGGGAGGCTCAGGACTCAATAGGCTAGAGCCTACAACGGGTTCTTTACTAGACGTGACAGCCGCTCAGGCTCTGCGACGAGCTAATAAAGAGGCACACCGCAAAGGCGGCGAGCTAGATCCAAGTATTGGGTTTGACCAAGCTCGTCTAGCAGTAGCCTCTGCTGCCACGAAAAGCAGGTGTTGATCCTTTAATACTTAACAACCAAATAGCGGTAGGTTCTGGATCAGCTAAAACACCTTTAACGAGAGCTGAGATGGAGGCTTATGGAGCTTCCCTCGACTACGCCGCACCTGTTCTATCCAACTCTAATGCTCATACTATAGATATAGCGGCTGGATAGGCAGGGTGTATCTGTAGACGCTGATGGTAATGTATCCACGGTTGGGTTTGGAACTACCGCTGGAGATAAAAGCAGGAGCAGCGCTGCTGCTGATCAGTCACTTGAGAAGAACACAGCTGCTCTCAATAAAGTAGCAGAAGCTCTAACCAGGTTCAGTGGCGGCGGTGGTGGCGGCTCGTTACTACTAGAAGGTCCAGGTTCCACAGGTGGTGGAGGCGGTGGAGGTGGTGGCGGCGGTCCTGTCGCTCAGCCTGGTCAGCCTCTAGGGCCTATACAGCCTGGTTTCGCACCTCCTGGATCTAGTCCGTTCCGAAGGGGTATGGGCATAGCAGGAGGTCTTATATCAGGTATGTTCGGGGGTCAAGCTACTGATACGGACACCAGAGGAAGGCGTATAGCTAAAGGTATAGGTAGAGCTATACCTGTCCTAGCTAGAGGTGCAGGGGCCGCCCTGAGAGGTAGAATAGGAGGTGACCTAGCGTCAACACTAGGTTCAGTTCCAGGCTTCAGCCGTGGCTTTGAGGGTATTGGTACATTCGGAGGGTTTGCGGAGATGGGCGCTAGTGGTGAGCTGCCTGCACTTCAAGCATCCGAGGCTTTAGGGCTAAGTGGATCATCAGGCAACTTCCTAACCCAGCAAATGGGAGGCGCTATTGGAGCTGGAGCTGATTTCGGGATATCAGCAGAGCAGATGGGTAGCCTTATGCTACCTCTGGCTCAGAGTGCTGGTGGTGGCATGAATGTAGGTGATGTCACTAGCTTCACGAGAGCCTTCGCAGGCGGTGAAGATGTAGGTGGTGTAGCCTCTCTTATAGGTCAGCAGCGTCAAGCTGGATTCAGAGGCAATAGAGCAGCTGAGTTTAACGCAGCTAAAGGACAGGGGCTAAGGGGATCGGCGGCTACTGGTTTCGCATCTAACCTGTTTGGTGCGTTCAGAGGTGTGTCTGCTGGATCAGGTATTCAGATGGACAGGCTGAAGACAGAGGGACGCATCTTAGGTATGGGAGGCGGTGATATTGAAGAAGGCTCAGCTCGCTTCCAGCGAGGCATGGGTGTCCATAGAGGAGCTGTCAATCAACTATTCTCAGGATTCCAAGGAGTGTCAGATACGTTGCTTATGGCCGACGCTATGGGCAGAGCTGACGGTGACTTCTTGCAGGCTCAAAAGCTACTAGAGAGAGATCAAGCTCAAGGTGGAGCTATGGCTCAAAGAAGACTCATGGGTATGGGTATGGATAGACGCACCGCCCGAACCTTACTTGGGGGCCAACTAACATCTCAGGATCAACGAATGATGGGACGTAATGAGGCTGTCGCAGGTGGTGACGAGTTTAACTTCAACGAAGCTACTGGTGGTAACGCTACCTTCATTAGCGGAGCTTTAGCTGGTCGTCGTAATGAGCAACTAGGCACGGTCTACTCTGAGAGAGGCCGCTCCACGTTCCAAGAGATACAGAGGCAAGAGAAGCGAGTAGAGAATGATCTGGTGAAGGGCCTATATGATAATATAGATGAGCTAGGAACCTTGACGGGAGCGGTTTTGACCCTTAACAAAACTATAGACGCTTTAGTGAAGCAAGCTCAGAAGCCTGTTAAGGCAGTAGCAGGTAGCAGCATCGGCATAGTGCCTGCAATGGGACTATACAACTGGACGCTTAGTCAGTTCGGCATTGAATAAGGAGATACATAAATGAGTGATACTGGAAAACCAAACCCTAACTCTGGGTTATCTCACGATAATCTACCACGCTTCCTACTGCATGGTTTTGAAGCTACGCAAGGGACAGCTGACGCTAGAGCTATTCCTTCAGCTGGTAAGATTAGAGAATACATCAGTGAGCTACCTCCGTTATATAGCGAGCAGGTGACGACACGGTTGAGCGACGGGACTATACGAGAGCAGGCAAGAACATCTGTCGATTACGTTAAGGAAGGCTATTTAGGTCTGGACTTAAATGATGCAGATAAAGCCTATGTTAAGACCGATATAGACCAGTCTCTAGACCTGACTAAGTTTATGGTTAACTGTCAGTGGGAGACGACCACTACCGCACCCTATGCAAATGCTACTGCTGTATTCACGATGCCGAGTCAGTTAATACCCTTCTTATTTCACGGTGAGATCGCTGATCAAGGAGATGGGAAAACGCCAGGTTTCCGCTTTATTGAAGCAGGAGGCTGGGCTAGTATACGCTTCCCATATATCTTTGAAGGTAATAAGGATAAGGGTAAATCATATCGCACGGTATTCTTCGGTAAGATATTAGCTATCAATGTAAACACTAGTATAAATACTACCTCAGTCTTTAACAGTGTAGTGTCGATCACGGTAGGCTCATTTATACAGCCTATAACACTCGGTGAGACTCGTAAGACCTATAAGCGAGCAGGGAATATCTCACAGATAGATCCTGGAGCTATTGGAACCTACGACGCTGAGCAGAACGTGATTCTAAAAGGGCTAGTCAATCAGATGCGTCAGATGCGCTCAGGGGCGAATGGCGTGGATATGTATGATTCACTACGCTACTTTATTAAATCCTTCGGACATATGGAGGTCCCGACTGATCTAGCTGGCAGGGATAAGTCACTAAAGAAGCCGCAGCGACTAGGTGATAACATCCATATAATGGGTGAGTATCAAGAGACTACTGTCGGCACAATATACTCGGCTAACGCTGCTGATATAAACACTATACAGGGTAGACCTGAAGAGAAATACTTCGCTTCAGGGTTCATGAGTAACGGCACCACGATGTGGGGCCTAATCCAAAGTATGTTCCAGCCTTCAAGCGAGCTTATAGAGCTATTTCCAGTATTAATACCTCTCTCAGAGTCTGGTGAGGCTATAGGTCTGGCCGCAGGTGCAGGCACCAACTTGGTAGCTCCTACCGCCCAGGAGTATATAAACGACGATATAGTCAACTCACTCCAGGCTGTATTGTATATCATGTATAGATATAAGCCTATGCCACCTACCTTCTACGGCGATAAGAATAGTGTAGATTCTAACAATCGACGCAAGGCAGGATTGCGCCCCAACGTAGTTGGCGCTAAGACTAACCATCATAAGTTCTTCGGAACACATAACACCGTAGACGTATACTCAAGAGCCACTGATGAGAAAAATCCTGACGGCACCGCTGTTACGGAAGAGAAACTAGAGGTAAACGACTGGAGTCCTGAGTTTCTATATCTAAACGAAGGTCAGGTCACATCTATGGATCTAACCTGGTCTGATGTAGATCGCTTTAACGCTGTCAACATGAGCCTTCCTCATGCGGAGGGTCAAACAGGTAGTAATCTGCTATTCGGTGTAGAATGTGTTCCTGTCTTCAATCAAGAGGATATTAATAGACACGGGCTACGCATGAAAAACCTGCATACACCCTTCGCCTCTAGCGCCACCTCTGAGCATATAAAAGCGTTCAACAGGGACGCTTCATCAGGTATGGCTGAAAGGCTATACTATCTAATAGGTGAGGGTCACGCCTATGGTCGAGGTCAAATCAACCTGGTATACACACCTAACCCTAGTCTCACTGCTGGCGTTTGGTGTCAGACTCACTTTATGGCGACGCAGCCTGGTGGCGACGCTCGCATAACGGGATCAGGCAATCCCAATTCCCTGCGATCTAAACCATTGACCTACTACGTCACAGCCGTTAGGCACACCGTCTCGGTAGATCCCACTACAGGCATGCCTTCGGGATACACTTCCTTAACCGTGGAGCGAGCTAGTTACGGCAACCGCATACCTGCATTAGCTCTAAACCAGGTCCCTCGACAAATCATACCTCCACCGCCGAAAGATACTAGGCGTAAAGGTCGGAGACGTAAAAATAGAAAGGTGCGACGATAATGATTTATATAGCCACTATCACGGATATACATCTCAATGAAGACGGACTCGTTGTATTCGCAGCTAGCGATGAGGCTAACAATAGCTATTATCCCTGCGCTATGACTACACCACTCGGAGGCTACGATGGACGCTTTTCTCAACCTTCTCTGAAGGAAGGAACTAAAGTAGTCTTGATAGCTTACGGCACAGGTTACATTAGATCTTACTATGCGATCTCCTACCTACTTGATCCCGAAGACAGCCTCGCCGTGAATGTAGATGGTGTTAGGACAGCTCTAGAGGCCGAAGCTGCTTCGGGACGCATGAGCCGAACAGAGCCAGACGTAGCAGACGCTCGCACAGCCTATGATAAGAATACCGATTACGAAGGCTCTCATGTGGAAGACCTCCATATAGAGGTTCAAGATAGCTTTATGAATATCAGCACGGAGCATGGCTTGGTCCTGCAAGGTGAGCCTCGTGTATCTGTCCAGATCCCTGAAGATGCTAGTAGGTCTGCCTTTAGAGTTAGCGCTGGCGGTAACGCTAATAACTTCGTGCTTAACGCAGCTCCGCATCTAAACAGGCTCTTTGATTACATCGGGACACTTGAGAAGAAGATCACGCAACTAGAAACAGCGATGAACTCAATGGCTCCTGGCGTTGTAGCCTCTTATGAGGCCGCTGCCGCAGCTGCTGATCTAGCAGCACCTGGTAGTGGTCTACCAATAAGAGAGCAATCAACTACGATGTCAACCGCTCTAGCCGAGGCAGCGGCACTAGGTCCCTTAACACCAGCTACAGAAGTTCGTGAGCAATCTGATCAAGATGTTAATGCTTATGTTATTATACCCTAAACACACTTGAGGAGATCATATCATGGCTATATTAACTACAATGAAGGAAGAGAAGACGGACGGCGGCGGCTTTAAAGTAGGCGATATGCTACCTGGAGGCTTCACTGATTTCTTACTAGAGTCGGGCGCTCTGCAGATAGAGTATTTCTTAGAAGAGAAGATCGGTCAAAAATCTACTCTAGTGCCTCTGCCTGCACAGCCTCAGAATGTATTGGTGCGTCGTATATATTCTGAGAATCCCATCTACACCTTTGAGCAGAAGTTTGCTTACAGAGAGATAGCTAAGCCTCGTATAGTTGAGGTGCAGCTCCAGGGACAGACAGGCAGCAGCCTTCGTTTAGGTCTAGATGAGAATGGCCAAGTGACTTATCAGAAAGGCCCCCAACACCTTCAGAACTTTGAGAAGTTCCTAGATAAATATCACTTCCATGCAGCTAGTCACGCCACACCTATAGTCTACTCCATCCAGTCTGTTCAGAACGATCTCGATTATGAGAGTCGTCCCTACCTTATCTTCAGAGGCATTAAAGAGAATCTGCATGGGCGTTGCCATATTACAGACTTCTCTTATCAGCGCTCAGTCCAGCAGCATCGAATAGAGAGCTATCAATGGGCCTTAACCCTACGCATCTACGACACTGCAGAGGCGGATGATCCCACACGCTTTGAAATGATGAAGAGTCTCGATAAAGCGACCAACGCCGTCAATCAGATCACAGGGCTTTCGGAGAGTCTTCAACGATCCTTCCAGGCAGGCTTCGGTCAAGTATTTGGTGGTGTTGGTGATGTATTGGAGTCCGTAATAGGTCTATCAGCGAGCGTAGGCAGAATAGACAACACCGTATATGGCTCACTTGCCCTGGTTACTACGGCTGTAGGTAAAGTGATATCGGCTTTCGACGCTATAGGTAGCCTCGTTGATGGGGATGCGTATCTAGCTGACTTTGATCAAGCGGCGGATGGCTTCACTAAAAGCACGGTAGATAACTGGCAACGTAGGAAGTTCATTGAGGCTGTTACAGCCGACAGGAGTAGGTCTAGCACGGATCAGTGGAATAAGGCACCTGGCACACCTAAACTAGAGGTGCAGAGATTGGCGCTTACTGCGAGTGAGCTACTATACCAGTCTTGGTTACTTCTCGGACCTGTAGGTATGGACTCATCAAACCGATCACTGACAGATATCCACGGATTTCTAGGTAGAGAGTATGGTTTCTCTGCGCTCGCTCTGATGCATGCAGATAGACAGTATACACCTGCGGCGGATCTGAAGGATAATGTATACAACATCAGCTATGAGATGCGTCCAGGGCAGAGTCTGCTCACTCTAGCTAACTCTTTTCTAGGGAATCCTAACCGTTGGAATGAGCTTGCATCTCTGAATGATGCATCTGATGCCTACACTAAATCTGACGGCACCCCCTTTCAGGCTGGCGATACTATTTTCATCCCAGCAGCTATCGGTGATTACCAGGGTCAGAACATTGATCTAACTAAGAACACCGATGCAGAGGCTATCATAGGAACTGATATATCTTTTGTGAATGGTGATATCTTCTTTAGGAACGAGGATATAGGTGTGGTGTCGGGCGCTGATAATCTAAAGCAGGCTATAGAGATGAGCCTGAAGACAGCTACCGAAGAAGTTACTATGGATCCTAGATATGGAGCTAAGGTAGCTATCATAGGCTCAAAGATTAACACCATATCATCTGCCCTTATCGCCACCAGAGTTCGTGAGCAGTTACTTAGAGACAGTCGTATACTCGACGTTATTAACTTCTCAATCGAGCTAGATCCCAACTATAGTGATACTCTAAATCTTACCTTGACCTGTGTCTGCATAGGTCAAAATGATATAGTAGTAAACACCGACTTACCTACAGGCTAAGGAGTTATTCATGCCGTTTTTACCTAAATCAGCCAGCGATATTCTGCGGCAGCTTACTATGGCTGTGCAGGGCAGGAGCAAGCTGAGTGATATAAGCCCAGGTTCGGGCATTATGATATTATTACAAGCATTTGCGGAGGAGCTAGCCTCTACTGAGCGCAGAATGTTTACCGTCCGTGAATCATTCTTTATGAATGGTGCGACAGGTCTAGATTTAGATCGTCGAGTGGCGGAGCTTCCTCCCGTCGGTATAGCTCGCATAGCTCAAACCAACGCATCAGGGACCGTGCTAACAATGCGTCGTGATCCTGCTGACACCGCCGAGGCCCTACTTATACCTGCAGGCTCTGTGGTCCAATCTGAAGAAGGCACTAGATACAGGACTACGGTAGACGTGGTTATGGTTCAGGGTGATTCAGAGGTTGAGAGTGTCCATATTATAGCTGAGTCTGGTGGTAGTGGTGGCAATGCCGCTATAGCTAGTATCAATCGAGTAACATCGGCACCTGATCAGATCATAGCCTGCACAAACACTCAGCCTATCAGTAACGGTCTTGATCGAGAGACTGATGTAGACCTGCGTGACAGAGCGATGAACTATCTAAAGTCACTCAGCCGTTGTCAATCTGCAGCTATTGAGTTTATGGCTCGTAGCTTTGTATCTACTGAAGGTGAGCGTTATCCATATGCTCGACTCTACGAAGATCCTGAAGTGCGTGGCTTTTGTGAGTTGGTTATCGACGACGGTAGCGGAATCACTCAAGAGTCTTTGAGTAGACCAGGGCAGACCATCGTGACTACTATATCTGATGGTGGATCTCGTGTGGCTTATCATGAGGCCCCAGCTGTTAGTCCGATGACACCTGATAACATCATCATCCATGTTGGCGGTGATCCTAATACTCAGATCCGAGTAACTGATATCAACTATACCTCTCTACATGAGCGTGGCGTTATCTACTTCAAACCTGGAGTCGTTAATCCTGGCGATAGAGTTATCATTCAAAACTACCGAGTGTATAGAGGTTACGTTCAAGAGCTACAGCGAGAGATCGAAGGCGATCCCTCCAGCCTTGATCGGATTACGGGCTTCAGAGCTGCTGGGACCCGTGTTGTTGTGACTACCGTTACACCTCAGTATGTCACGCTAGATATAGCGCTGACAGCTAATCCTACAGCCGATTATAACGCAGTGGAGTTCATCGTAACCCAGAGTATCGAAGAGTATATATCTAGGCTGGCTCCAGGTGAGACACTATTTATATCTCAGCTGATAGATGTTACTGTAAACTTAGAGGGCGTAGCTGATGTTCAGTTCTACAAACGTAACAGTAGTGACAGGGCTGATAACATAGATACTTCGTCAGCTCGCCATGCCTTGCGTGTTAGGGCTGGATCACTTCAAATCACAACTTCAAGTAGAGGTTAATCATGGCTAACGCATCAAACAAAACCAAACTCCACCCTTTAGAGCGCCTAGATCTAGTAGATATTGAGAATCTACAGAACCTGGCGCATAACGCCGCCGATAACTATATCGGTGGTGTAGTGGGGCTTACAGGTCTTTTAGATAGACCTACTTCCATCAGTGTTGATAACAGCACGGAACTTATCACTATTAGCGACTGTTCTTGGTTAGGCTGGCAATCGCACCACGAAGGCTTAAGTGGCTCTAAATACTCAGCATTCTACGGCTACTACCGCTCAGTAGACTTGCGTAACGGTGATATCAGCTTCGATGCTGTCAGAGCCTTGGTTCAGAGTTACTACAACACAAATGGCAGCCTCCCACCTACTCCGCTAGATACGGATAACTACGTTCCAGGGACTCACGGCTTTGCTTATCCTTATGTATACGCCATGACCTCGATAGTGGATGCTGAGATTGAGCCTCGTAGATTCTGGTCTACCAACGACGCTAACGAGACGACCAACAACGTAGCTACCGAGATGCAACAGACTCATCAGTTTGCGCTCGTGGCTCGTGAAGATGCAGCTCCTTCTGATGGTGAGTTTCCCTCCATTAAGATTATGCGAGTGGCCGCTTGGGAGTTAGACGGCGATGTAGTCAACTTGCTCACCGTTATACCTGTTCAGCTCGCTGACAATATACTTAACATCTATCCAAGGCACCTTGACATCTCAGGTAATCCGTTCGGTGTGATCCATCAGAATAGTAAAGAGGGTATCCCTGCGGCCATAGCTTGGTTGAAGGAGCGTCAGGACGCTATTGTAGACAGCGGCACGTTTGACCTGGCTGGCACTGATACAGGTGCTTATAAGCATACACTACCTCGCTTCTCTCTACATGGATTAGAGAAGTATCTAGGGGATCGTATCAACATCCTTGAAGATAAAGTTAAGCGAGCTACCGTGATCGTCAAGACACGCTTTAACAAACCATCGGGGATTAACGATGTTACAGTCCATGCGTGGGATGATAATGATTTCGTGGTCTTAGCCTATAAAGATTATAGCTATCTCTATGATAACACCTCCACAGGAGGCACAGTATTCTCGGCACCTGTAGCCGTTTCTGATATCTCTAGCGTAGCCGAGGCGGAGCGCATGCTAGGTGCGTTGTTTATCCGTATCCCTGAAGAGTATGCTGGATATGGTCTGCAGATGAACCTGACCTCTATATTTCCAGGTCAGTCCCTATCTTATCTCGATAGCACCAGTGACACCTCTGTCGTATTGACTAACAACAAGCGAGGCTTATCTGAGCATTGGGTAATCAATCCAGGGACAGGCCACGACCAAGCGGATTCTGTAACTGCTTGGGCTAGAACTATGAACGAGGTCAGTCCTAGTTGGGCTAAGAACGCTAGTGATGTGACGTATGCTTCCGCTAATGGTGACTATGGCGTATCTATAGCTCATCCTATGGCAGTTAACGAAGACAGTCAGTCTAGATTGACTAACACTATACTTACCGATTCAGACGCTATAGCTACCCTGTATCTCAAAGTAGATATCACCCTCATTAGACCTTAAGGATAGACCGATGATTATTACAACTATCTCTACAAGCGCTGGTGCAGCCTCATCGGTTGACAGCCTTATAAATCTTAACTCTGGAGGATCCCTACCCTCAGACGTAAACCTATATGCATCCGCTGCGGATAGCTCTGATAGCGCAGCTAACTTCAGCTTTAGCTGGCATCTTATCAGCAAGCCTAACGGTAGCTCTGCATCATTAAGTGATTCGCAGATCCAGAATCCCGTCTTGGAGGGCGTGGATATTTGGGGCGACTACCGACTGTTCTGTATCGCTACCAATATAGCGAGTAACGATACTTCTGAGGCTGATCCCATCAAAGCGCCTAACTCAGCCTTCGTTCAGGTCCGTGTAAAATCTACACATAAGGCTCTCGTTAAACCTGCTGCTGGTGAGCGTGACTGGTTCCAATACGCTTATGAGTGGGTAGACGCTATCGAGAGTTATGATCCTCTGATAGACGGTCACGAAGAGCGCATCACTATCCTAGAGTCCCAAGTAGGCGTTAACACTTTCGCTAACTTGACGGACACGGACTTCTCCACCCTAGTTACTGGTCAAGTGGCTATTTATAACAGCGTGACTAGTAAGTGGGAAAACGGGACAGTGGCATCAGGGGCCTCTAATCTCTTGCTAGCTGATAGCGATGATAGCTTTACGTTGAGTATGGCTACAGGTCGCCTCACTCTTAGCGGCACCGCTAACGAGATTGAGGTTGTCGGTGTATCATCTGCTGGCGGTGTAGTGATGAGCATAGGCCTACCTTCCCAGGTCGCTATCACGGACACGCTTCAAGTAGGCGGTGTGCTTAACGCTCAAGATGAGATTAATGTAACAGGTAGTCTCAATATCCTGGGCGATGCCTATCTCACTGGTAAGCTCCGAGACTCAGCGTCACCATACGCTTATCTAATCGGTAAGGCTGATGGTTGGTATGAGAGCGATGATGGTCAAGAATCATCTGAATGCAAGCTGATGACACGCTGCACAGCTCCTGGCTCTAGCACTACAACTCGTGGCGGTGTGGTAGCTCCTAATGATAAGTGGAGCGGTTACAACTCTACAGGTAGATTACCATCAGTCCATATACTCAACTATAGTATGGCGGTGGAGCATTCAATCTACACTAACAGTTCAGGTGATCCCAATGTAGACCATGTAGACGACACTATAAATAGCAATCAAACAGGTGTCTCTCAGATCACTATCCAAGAGCATATCCTGTTCCATAACTCATCAGGCGGCGATATTCAGATTGAGGATATTAGCGTGGTGGTTATGTCAGGTGGTGACATTCAAGGGCAGCCTTATATCTTTGAGTTGACACGTTATAACGATATCAATGATCTCAAGTCGTTGACTCAGGTCGCTACTGGCACGTTACTGACAGCGACTCAGAACAGTGCGTGGCTTCCAGCGGTTGCTGAAGCTACTAATGTTAATCAGGGTGTGCCTGCAGGTGGTTACTTCGGCTTGAGAGTTAATCAAGAGTCGAAGGTCCCTGGCGCTCGTATGATCGCCAATATCACAGCTATTAGAATACTTTAAGGAGGCTATCATGAGTGAGACAGGCTTCGGCTCTTTGAGCTACGATCCACTACCAGAGTATAATGATTGGGGCTTCGGGTCACCTACTCCTACAACTTTAGGAGAGACTCCAGTGGAGCGTGAGGTAGGCTTCGCTCGTGATACTGGATTCGGGTCACCCTTCGATAACTACCGCTACCCTGTAGAGTTGTTAGGTGAGTTTGACCTTATCCCTGATGATGGTGGTGTTGTCCTTAAGATAGCTGGTGAATGGGGCGAGCTATGGGACTACGATCAGTTTCCTACATTCCGTAAAGGCGCTGGCTTTCTAGGTCCGTTCCAAGTTCAATACATCAGTCAATCAACGGGCCAGACCTATCAGGCAGTTGGTGAGCGTCGGACTCGATGCTTTACTAACTACTCGATGGACATACTATATGCTGGTGTGCAGCCTCTACCGAGAGGCGATTATGATCTTCTGATCAGTTGGCAGGGGATCAACACCATCATTATATCGGATGCGTTTACTGTCGGTGTTAGACCTAGAATCCCAGAGGCTTATAATATTAGGACGCACGTCCCATCGCATCTTAAGCGTGGGCCTCATATCTTAACGAACGATGTTATAGGTGAGTATGTCCCTGAGTCTAATCTTAGCCTTATACTTAAGTCAGTCGGTGAGGCTCTCCAGGTTATAGGCGGTAGACCTACTACGGGCTTAGCCTCAGAGCTGAATTGGGGCGACTCAACTATGGACGTAGAAAGCACTATCGGCTTCCCTGATAACGGCTCTATACTGATAGCAGGAATGGCCATAACTTACGGTAGCAAGACCGTGAGTAGCTTCGATCAGCTGAGCTATAGCACCTACTTCCCTGGTTCATTTTCTATCAAAGAGGAGGTATCCTGCGATGTTACAGCCATTAAATAGAATAGAGACGATGCTGAGAGAGACTTATACTCAGCTCGCTAAAGGTCAAGAGCTTAACCGTGTATCGGAGTTCTTCGGTTTTAGACGACCTCAGTATATTGAGGAAGACTACTGGCGCTCAGCTCTTAATGTAGCTCTGTTTAGCTCTCGTGGCACACCTGGTCCCATCTTTAGATTCCTAGAGGAAGTGTTCGGTGAGTGGGTAGATGGGATCAGCACCTACTCAGCGGTGGCTATCTCGCCTAACATTATGCAGTTCAGTGGCGTATCCTGCGCTCACGAAGGTCGCTACGTCAGAATCAATGGCGATCTTTACAGATCCTCAACACTCCGAGGCTCTTCACATCCTAATGATATAGTGTTCCACGCTGTAGACACTATGATGTTTAAGAAAGCAGCCTTTACACCTGGCGCTGCCTATACTCTCAAGTTCCTGCCCTTCGATATTGAGGAGCATGGCTGCGAGTATCGCATCTTGATCGACAGCGGCATACTCAACTTCCCTAAATACTACGTCCCTACCAACGTGGCTGAAGATAGAGCTGGAGGTATACCGCTCAGCGGCCATATCATGAACTTCTTCTCTACGGTGCTTGGTGAGCGTTACGGTAATCAAGAAGAGGGGGCCTATCCCATCTACCTGGCGGCTGAAGAGTTCCAGGAGCTTTTCTTCGACGCTATAGATATGATGCTAGCTGCTGGTGTGCATGAGCGCATCCTGGTCACTACCTGGTGCCAAAGTGAGGCTAGTATCTACGGTAGTATCTTCAACCGTAAAGTCTATGGCAGCACAACACCTGCTAAACCCGATATCATTCAACCGTCAAGGAGTTAATCATGGAACCCGAAGTAGTTAAAGTCGTAACCGAGATTAAAGATCTTCAAGTCCATAACGGACACTACTATATTGTGTTGGTAGCTAGCATCATCAGCTTCGCTATTACTTATATAGTTAAGCCGTTCGTGAAGAAGAAGTTTACCGATAAAGAGATGGCTAGCTCAGTCACTAGAGCTTTTGCAGTTGTTACTGGCGCTATCGTCGGCTACTCACTAGAGTTCCAGATTATTGATCTGTGGCTAGGTGCCGCAGCTGGTGGAGTCAACGCATTCATCGTCAAGATGCTCAAGAAGAAAGCTAACGCTCACTTAGGTGTGTCTGAGTCTGCTGAGTCTAAAGAAGGCTCTAAGGACGACTCTAAAGGCTGAACACTTGAGTAGGATCGAAGCATACCTTTGATCTCGCCTAAGTCTACCAGCATCTCGGTCGCCATTTCGTTCATAGCGTTGAGGTCTTCGTTGATACGGCGGTGGGTCTCTTCACGGGCAGTGACAGCCTCGCTCAGTTCCTTTGTGATTGTGTCTTTACAGGCTTGAGCTGTAGACGGTGTAGGGAAGGCAAAGCTGAACATAGATACTAGATTCGCCACGAGAGAGATGCAGACGAAGCGGCCCATGAGGTCGTGGTTCTTCTTGAAGTATTCGTCAACGGCCATGAAGAGGAACACGAAACTTACGGATAGTGCGATATATGATACGGTCACGATGAGTCTCCTTGAGTTATTAGGGTGTGTATAGTAAAGTATAGCATCCCACATAAACTACAGCAAACTTTGGAGCAGAGTTATGACAGATAAATATGAGAAGGTGAATGAGCCTCAACACTATCAGGGCAAGGACGGTATGACCGTTATGCAGATCATCCAGGCTTACGAGTGCAACTTCGCAGTCGGTAACGTGATTAAATACATGCTTAGAGCTGGCAAGAAGCCTGCCGAGGATGCCCTGGTCGATTTGAATAAGGCCCTTAAATACCTTGAGTTTGAGATTACTGAAAGAACACCTATCGAGAAGCGTGTTATCGGAGCTAACCTACGCAGCACTCCTGAGAGCCTAAAGGGTTATGAGGAGATGGGTAGATATCACGCTGCGAGCTATACACCTGCCGAGGCTGATCCCTCGTTCGGTAATCCGCATCTAGTCTTCAGAGATGAGTCGGAGCCTGTGCGTTCAATCATCGATTTGAGCGAGTTAGTAGACCATGAAGACTAGAGCCACTACTGGACTATCCACTAGTGTTCTAACTTATGCTAGTGGAGCTAGTGGGCTATCCACTAGTGTTCTAACGGCAAATCTTTCTGGCAGGTGGCAGCCTGCTGGCAGGCCCTTTTCCTCAACAAGATCAAGAGCTTAGCCTACCAAATGCCAAAGTTACCTATTTTAAAAGAGTCTGGATCAACATATATATCTATAAGTATACTATATACAGATACACCTATAATATATATGTATCGGCGTAGACTCTCGAAAAACACAAGTTTGGCAGAATCTTCAAAAACTGCTATGTTATCAACACTTTACACCATGCCACTTAGTTAGATGAGCTACTGGACTATCCACTAGCGTCACTAGCAGATAAGATTTAACAATGCGTAAGTTTTGCGGAAGACCTAACTGCTATGCCTCATATTATTGTGGCTGCGACCAACCTAAACAGAGGAGCCTACCCGTGTTATTACCTCAAGATATTATGATGAAGGTGAGCCAGCATTATTCTGAGCATATAGATGCTGTCCAGGAGGCTGCTGAGCTAATGTTTAACGAAGATGGTGTCGAGGCTCTCATGCAGCGGCACAATGCGTTCAAGGCTAACGTGAAGAGTCTACTAGATGTAGAGATGCTGTTCTGCGCTAACACCGCTGAGATAAAACCACCTGCGACTAACCTATTTAGCGTGACAGTCACCTGTGCAGGCGAGCCTATATTTCCAGATTTCATCGGCAAGCATACTAAACTACTAGTGGCTCGATGGGACGATACATATACAGGGCTTTATAGCCTAGACTCTTGGGAGGAAGATCATGACCCCTTATCTTAATTTTATAATGGAGCATTGGCTCCGCATCCTGATCCACCTCTATATAGCTGTAGCCTGTTGGTTCTTTATAGATACTGCGCTCGGCATAGTATTCATGGCCCCTATCATCGGGTATGCGTATGCCGCCTGGTCAGTAGATATCGAGGAGGAGGGATTCTGCCTAGCTGTCTTTGTGGGTGACGAGTTTACAGAGCCATTCGTCAATAAGCTGGCGGAGGATTGCCATAACGAGACAGGTAGAGACGTTAAAGTAATCATCGTGAAGCTGGACCAGGCTGATGATGAGGCTGATGAGGAGCTAGAGGTAGAGCTAGAGGATTAAGTAATATATTTATTTATATCCGTAAGTGGGCGAGATCATTCAGTTTTAAAAAATAGTTGTCAAAAAGACTTGCTTTTATTCCTGGAGGTATTATATTTATATGTAGGTAAGCACTAACGCTTAGACTACAACCCACTCCATAGGAGAAGCCCAATGGCTAAAACAAAAAGAGTCCGTAAAGACAGCATCGTATCGACCACTATGAGTTACAACAATCGAGTGCTACTCGACACTATGGCTGACGCTCGTGGCATGACACGCTCTGAATACATCCGCTACCTTATCCTCGCTGACGCTGAGCTTACTACACCTCGTGTTGTCGCTGACGCTATGAATGAGCTACTCGCTGGTGAGCGTGGTCGTCCCAAAAATGATATTGCGATGCTTGACAGCTTCCTAATCAATGAGTCTCAGGCTGAGTATGGTCGTCTGCTTCGTGAGTTCGGTATGTTTATCGGTCAGGACCCTATCGGTAACTCGATCTTCCAGGATCACGAGGGCGAGCCTTGCATTGTGTGGAACATGACAGCCTATAACTATGATGATTTCATTCAGCTGAGCGAGGAAGACCGTAAAGATATACTCACCGCTAAGATCGAGCAGTTGAAGGATCAAGAGATTGCTAACGATGATATTAGGGCTAGACGCAAATGATAAACTTTATAAGAGATGGTCAGCTCTGGATCAACGTGACAGCTGAGCATGCTGAGCATGGCGGCATGGACCCTACTGAGTTCTACTGGATCTCAGGACTACCCAAGAAGCACTTCAAATTGAGCGCAGATGAGCTGTGCTGGCACTTCTCGCCTGTAGCGTATAAGAAGTGGCAAGAGACTAACCAAGTAAGCAAGCGATCTATGGATCGTATATTCGCAGACCTATTCTTAGGCTAAGAAGAGAGAGATTATTATGAATCCATCAAGTGACGTTGACGACGTGTGGCATACGATGTTTTCCGAGATATTCGGTGTTCCGCCTGTGCCTCTAGCACAACCTAAGCCGCAGCCTGCTCCTAAGCCTGCACCTAAGCCTGCACCTAAACAGGCTAAAGAGATGCATACCTATAGTGGTAAGAAGCTAGAGCATGGGTTTAACTCTGTATTCAACGTGTTCCACTGGTGCGTTCTAACCAACCTACACAACCTGGAGCCTGTAGAGTTCCACTACGCAGGCCCCGACGTAAAACTAACTGAGAAGGCTGCTCTGTCCTACGCTCAGTTCTGCCAAACACTAAAGACACAAGGCTAATAAGATGCACTGGATGATCGCTGATTTCAGAGGTAACAACCTCGACCGTAATATGCGTAAAGACCCTAACCACGCTATCCGCTGTGAGATGTGCTGGAAGCCTCTCTATCCAGAGGCTGGCAACGTCAAGAACGTGATCGTTATTGATGATGATAACTTCGAGCTTCCCAACACTGAGGCAGAGCTAAGCACCTCAACAAGCGACGTTCCTATCGGACCTCGCTGTTACACCGCACTCCGTAAGTCAGCTAAAACTCACGGATTTATTGTGAAAGTGAATACTGAAAATGTTTAAAGGTTATACATACACCCTTAATGCAGCGGAGCGCCAGCTCGCTATTGACACAGGCAAGGCTCGCACCGCTAGAGCTAGAGGCGCTAAACTCGCTTATAGCAAGCTAGCTAAGGACCAATCGCAGGTGTTTATTGATCAGAACGGCGCTGCTGGTGAGATTGTCTTCGCCGCTATGTTACTTGATCACGGCTTATATACTAAGGATCAATACAAAGCTGCCCTGGTTACGATCCGTGAGGCTGGGATCACGTCAGCTTATCAGAATCTTGATGATGGTGACTTGGTATGGAACGGTATGAAGATCGACGTGAAATGCACGGAGTATGTTGATGGGGGCCTATGGCTCACCAATAATAAGTTCTATGCTAAGAAGCTCGATGCCTACGTGCTTATCACTGGTAGCTCTACGGACTGGACCTACACCTTTAGAGGCTTCATCGAGTCTAGCTACTGCCTAACCTATTGGCTCAAATCTCAAATTAGTGACGCTCAGGGCCTGCGACTAATAGATCGTTGGAAGCCAGCCTATTTCTATCAGCGAGAGCTGAACAACCTATGCGAGTCTGTCAGTATCATGAAGGCTGAAGAGACTGCTTATATCCGCAATATCCGAGAGGTTGAAGACCCTAGAGCCGAGGCTAAGTTCGTTAAAGAGCTAGGCGTGGAGAGTGAGTTCTGGGACCAATGGATAGCCGCTTGCTCTGGTTACTTCGATGAACCGTCGGACTTTTTTAACGTGATTGATATGGTAGCTGACCAACTCAGTGACGAACTTGCGACCGCAGAGGCACATATTGACGATCTTATAAAGCTGCGGAAGGAAGAGGGAATCGTAACACCTGCGTAGGACCTGCTGCGTAATCACTAGCACCTTGATAGGGTTGGTATGGTATGCTTGAGTATACCCTGACTGACTTTGTGGAGGTTCTATGTTCGATATACAACATATTGAGGTGCCAGGTAAGCTGATTGACGAGCTACACCGAGAAGGCACAATCAACAGAGAGGCCACTATTGATCCTACAGCGGATGATGGTGGCTTTTATCTTTTAACGGCTGGTAAGAAGTCAGCACTAGGTGTGGCTATAGGAGACAGTATACAGCGTGTGGTGGAGAAGGGCATGGATTGGCAAGGTATTAAGCCTAGAGATAAGGCTCAGCTCTGCATGTTCCACTCTCTATCCAACTTCGATCTCACGGTAGTGCTAGGCGCTGCAGGGACAGGGAAGACCACTGTAGCTACAGCCTATGCACTGCATCAGTTCTTTAGGCATGAGAAGAAGATCGTGCTTAGTAAGCCGTCTTGCTTTGTAGGTGGTCGATCCAACGCTATCGCAGCGGTCCCTGGTGATGCACGAGAGAAGATAGCTCCATACGTAGAGTCTTTTATGGGTGCGTTGCGCTCCATATTAGGGGATCATGCGGAGCATCACCTCTATGAGATGGAGGAGAAAGGCAACTTGATGTTCCAGCCTCTGGAGCTTATCCGAGGTCTGAACTTCGATAACCATATCGTTATCATTGATGAGGCTCAGAATACCACCGCTCATGAGCTGCTATCGCTTATTAGTAGAGTTGGGCAGCATAGCCAGTGTATAGTGATGGGCGATCCATCTCAGATAGATATGGATATCACCTGGCAGGAATCAGGACTGCGTAAGCTATTACAGAGTGACTCGTTCTACGACGACCCTATATGCCAGGCTATCAAACTTAAAGCTCAATACCGTGGGCCACTCGCTGAGCTGGCTCAGGATGTATTGGACGAGTTACTAGGAGACGAAGATGATATCAATCATTATAAGTAGCGCTGTGCTTATCATTGTAGGGTTTATAGCTAATATGCTCTGCTTCTCTTTTAGATTGCGGAGCAGCTGGCTAAAGGAAGACCTCAGAGACATGCAGAAAGAGCATAATGAGCGCCTGGAGCGCCTACAGGAAGCTAGTGCTAGGCTCAGGACCGATGTAAATAAGTTAACCAGTCGAATGACAGGTGTTGAGATCGAGCTACATCAGCTAGGTGTTAAGAGTGACCTGGACTATGGTAGGGAAGATCCCTAAGCCTTGCGTTTACGCTTCCTTGGTAGAGCTGGTTTCTCACCTTCGGCGTAATAGCCTATGTTGTCACGGATGGTGATCAGGCAGGTTTTACACATACCTGTCGTGCCGTTATCCCAGACTAAGCCCCAATTATTCTTATACTTAGGCAGGACCTCGCTGCAGCTGGTGCAATGCCCGTCCTGTCTCGGTATTCTACTACTGGCGCTACGTCGTGACATAAATGGCTCCTAGTGTTGAGGTAGTAGCCGCTTCTCCACCTTAACGATGTAGGTATCATCACTAAAGTAGGCAGCATGTGTGTCTGCATCCACCTTATTAGCGAAGATACGGGCAGACGCAGTGTATTGATTGCCGTCCTTGATGGGTGTTAGCACCGTAACCAAGTAAAACGCTTTATTCTTCTTCATCGTAGTCCAAGATAGATAGCCCGTCTTCACGGATATCAGGTCGGATCCCTGCGTCGATGTAGTCTATACCACGAACCACGTTGTAGCTGATCCACTCAATGGCTGTCTCGTGTTCAAACCCATGATCGTCCAGGCTCTTCATATCTTCGCACTCGTGGAAGTGCATCACTAGCTTATTATAATCATAGATGATACGCCCGTCTTCAACAGCTACGACCGCACAGCCACAACCGTCTATCTGAACAGACTCATCTTCATAGGTGTATTCTTTTGGTAACTCACAGCTCATCGTCTAAAGCTCCAAATATAGTGTCCCACCAGGGCGCTATATCATATTTACGTTCGTTAACATGGTGATGCCCGAAGATAGTGAAGTCACTAGTATCTTTATAGACCTCATGATCGTCAGGGCAAACGAAATCCCAGCCTAGAGCCTCAAATAGATCCTCGATAAAGGCGTTGGTAGCGTCAGCTATGCGAGGGTCTACTGTTACGAGCGCTTTAGGGCCTCTACCAGTAGTGTTATCTAGCTTCTCTACGTTGTAGCCGTTCGTATCATAGTGTTCCTTCCACTGACGTAGAGGAGACTGACAAACATCAACACCGATAGAGTGATCGTTGACCCAACCGCCATGCCATGCATTTAGGCCCATATCTAAGACCTGGTAGACGACAGGTTTACCATCTACTAGCCCGATAAGGAAGTGACTCGATACTTGGCGAGCGGTGCTGGCGAATACATTGAAGCAGTGCTTAGGGTTGAGACCGCCCCAATGCATGCAGACAGCACGAGGTAGGGTAGATCTGCGGCTAAAGTTACCGAACTTATGTAGGTCCAAGCCTGTAGGCTCATCAAAGGTGATCAGCTCATATAGATCAGACTTAGGTAGGTGGATACGGCAGCCGTTCTGAACAATATACTCTTCAGTGATAGGCTGATACTTGCTAAGGATAGCTTTGTAGGTTTGATTACCTAGCTTCCCGTCGCATTCCCACTCATCAAAACCCAACTCTCGCTGAACCTTGACAACCTCCCAGGCAAACGCCTCGGAGTGTGAAGGAGAGGCTAGTAGTGGTAACTGGTCTAGCACCGCTTGAGGGAAGGCGTGGTTAGCTCGCTTATTATATTTGCAAGCCTTACCTAGATTAAACTTATCAACAACTTCAGACATTTAGGCCTCCTCGTGTTTGATCTTCCCATCCTCATCAGGTTGGGCGCTGTAGTCACGCTCGTGAAGAAGCCTTAACTTCTCAGCGAGGCACTGTGCAGGATCGAGGTTGAGTAAAGCAGAGAGGTGAAAGGCTAGCACGAATATGTCAGCGAGTTCGTTACCCACGTCCATACGAGTTTTAATCGTATCATTCTCTGAGTAAGCGGTAGCAGCCTCAGTGAGTTCCTGGACCTCTTCTTTTAAGTGGTTCAGGACCCCGTTGACGGTAGCTCGATCATCGAGTTGCTGCTGCCAGTGCCAGATAGCGAGCGCAGCGTCGTCGAGTGGGAGCGCAGCAGGTGTGATAAAGGCAACCTCATCGCACTTCTCTTGGATATCTTCGCTTAGGCCCATCTGAGAGAGTATGGTTGAGGAGTAGGCAGCGTGAATCTTGCTACCAACACGGACGATACCTTGCAGGGCTATATCAGCGGCCTCTGTAGCTAGTAGCTTACCTTCGTTATTCTTCTCAGAGAGAATCATTTTAGATACGGATGAGCGAGCTTCAAGGCGAGCTTTGAGGTATTCTTCGACAGTAGAGATCATGTAGGACTCCAGATTAGCAGGGTGTTAAATAACTATCCCTCTAACTATAGTCTACCGCCCTCTTATTTGCAAGCCTTTTGATAGATCGCAGCTCTTCATCAGATAAATCTTGCTCCATGTCCATACCGAAGTCGGATATGCAGGCTATGATGGACCCGTCAGCGTCTAGCGTTATCGCTAACTCCTCGCCTGAGTGTCTTCGTAAGATTAAGAACAGATGAACTAGCTCGACTACATAAGTATCTCCAAAGCTAACATCAATAGATGGGTGTGACATAATAAGCTCCTATTGTCTATTTCCTAGATAGTAGCATATATCATTTCATATCGTAGCTAAGATCGCACTGACCTCCAGGGCAAGCTACCTCCGCCATAGCCTCTGTATTGTCTTCAGCCTCATGAACACCATCTAATTTGATGTTAGGTAGCTCTGATAGGGCGTAGTATAGATCCCTAGTTTCAATCTTAGCTTCGTAGTGAGGGTCCGACGGATCAGGATTGTCGTAAACCTCTGCATATGGAGGCTGCTGATAGTCGTAATCACCCGAAGTAGATAGTAGCGAGATGCCCGTAAAGTAATCTCGATTGGTCCAGATGTATTCTCTGACGGAGTTCCATTCGTCTGGAGCTACCGATACCGTTATCGACACGTTATGCTGCAGATCGAGGCACCTGTTTAGATCCGTAGAGTCGTTGACCCATGATTTATTGACGGTCTTAGCTAGTTCGAGGTGCTGCAATGCGTGGATATCACTCTTAACTAGAGCAGTTGGAGGTGCTTCGCAAGGGAAGGCTATCACTCGTTGCGTGTCTGCGCCCCATACTGAGTTGGAGCAGGCTTGAGGGTGTGTGCGTTCTACTTCCTGGTATAGAGGCTCAAGCATATCAGCCTGGACCCTGCGGATATACTTCTTTGCGTGATATGGGTGTATGCCTGCTGACGTGCCTAATACTATAGAAGCCGTGCCTTCAGGTTTGACACAGGTGATACGAGAGGCTTGAGGAATACCGATAGCCTCACTTATCTCTTTATTAGTTAGCGCTGCGAGGTTCTTAGCCTTTTGTAGTGTAGAGGCGGTGTAGAACATAGGATCTGAGAGTATGCCTGTCATCGACACACCTAGTAGGGACTCACGACGGATGATAGCCTCGCTGACGGAACCGAGATACGGGAAATCAGTGTAAGAGGCTTGGACCGTGCCTAGCGTGGTAGCTAGCTGCACCGCTGATAGGAACTCAGCTTCAGATGTAATGGAGGAGCAGTTTATCGTAGTGAGGTTACACGCCTGCCAACCTGACTGGAATGTATAGCCTAGTGACTCCCATCGAGAGCGCCGAGTATGATCCAGTAGTTCAGGTGTGTATAGCTCTACCGTTTTACCGTTCTGCTGGACTAGGACGGGGGCCATTCCTATCTCGACGCAGGGATTGTATAAGTATTCCGCAGACTTAGAGAAGATAAAGCCAGGCTCACCAAACTCCTTTGTAGACTGGAAGAGGTTATCGTATACCTCTTTATCCGTGTCGGGTAGTAGCATCGCACTGATGTTGGCCCTACCTCGCTGTGGATTGTCGATGAACCAGTTACCTGTCTTGCTCTTATACATCTCGGAATCATCAGGTGAGAATACTGCGATAGTTGCAGATCTGCGGATTCCACCTGATATCACCGCATCCGCTAGGTGCATAGTTATATCGAAGGCTTCAATAGGTCTGAGTTGGCGACCTATCGCTGAATGTAAGATGTTACGTGCGTGGATAAGCGCCTTTTGGAGAGGTGCAGGGCCAGGAGCGAGGCCACCGTGACGTAGCGGAGCGCCTTTAGGACGAACCTGCGAGAAGTCGAAGAGTGGAAAGGCTGATCCCGTGAAGTATGCGTCGGTGAGACGATGCACTGCGTCTGCCCAGCCTTCAATAGAGTCTTCAACGGTGAAGGAGATGGACCCTTGAGGCTCAAGTAGTGGAGGTAGGCTCTGTATATGGTGCTTCTGAACGCTGAAGCCAGCTCCACAACCGCAGAGGAGGAGCCAGAAACACTCACCGAAGAATGATGGACGGTCACAATAAGATACGACACAGTTATAGATGCGAGCGTTCTTCTCTTCTATAGCTTCGCCGCCGAACTGTAGACCACGTTGGCTACCTGCGATGATCTTAGATTTATAAGCCTCTCTCGTTTGGACTAGATTTAGACCAGGGAAGCGTGATTGGTGCATATCCATCACTCGGTTTACAGACTCAATAAAAGACTCTCTTCGTTGCTGGTCTGCTAGGTATTTAGGGTATTTAGATGCGAAAACGTAGTTAGATAGCGACTGCTTCATAGCCTGTTCCTGTCCGATTAATAGGTAAGTAAAGACCTGGTGTAGCTGCAACCTACTCGTAAAGAAGCGTAGGGAGCTTACCGAAAGATCAATAGGGTTAAGTAGTATATAAGAGAGAGATGCATCTGTAAAGTAGGTGTTGAAAGCTAGGTGCCTGACCTGTGCTGATCAGGCAGATATAGATGTCGCCCTATATATAGAGTCAAGATTCTAGTGGTGAGATTCATCGAATCGGTATTGAGTTAGTCGTCTGTAGCTTAAATCTAGAGGCATGGATCACTGATATTGGTATTCAGTTAGTCGGCCTGTAGCTAGTTTTAAGAAGCCTGGATCACTGATATTGGTATTGAGTTAGTGGCTCGTTACTAGTTTTAAGAAGCCTGGATATATGCCGTGCGGCAGATTTATCGAGGTGAAAACCAGGGTGGTATTATGTCTATCCCGAAAAAGTGACAATTTTTGTCACAGGGTTAGTGAGCATCAAAATTGCCCACTAGCACCTAGTGGATAGCAAAATGCGCTCTAGGCTAGAGCCACTAGTGGGCTATCCACTAGCTCACTAACAATGCTAGTGACACTAGTGGGCTATCCACTGGTGTTCTAACACGAAATCTTTCTGGCAGGTGGCAGACAGGTGGCAGGGTCTAACTATATGTTTCCGTTGAGGAAAAACCCCAAAATGCCAAACTTAGTAAAATATAAAAGGTCTAGGGGAGTATATATAGTTTGAGAGTATGGTTTTTTAAAAACACTATAAGAATATATATATACTCCAGGGCATCCTTAGTTTTCGGGTAACTTTGGCATTCTGCCCGAATAGGCTAGTTATATTAAGCACTTAAGCCCTGCCACCTCTCTGCCACTTAGTTAGTGACGCTAGTGGGCTATCCACTAGCTCCACTAGCAAATGCGATTTGTATGATATTTAATTCGGCGCTGCGCCTCACCAGGCTCATAGGGACCCATGCCTAGTTGCAAGTCGCTTGCGCTACCGTGAAGCATATCCACTTTGGTGCATATCCACTTTGATGCATATTCACCTGGACGCATTTACGAGTCGAGCGCTGAGCCGCACCTATATCCATCTACCTGGATATGCAAGTCGCTTGCATCTTGCCACATGCGACTAGGGACCTGGCGCTGCGCTCCTCGCCACTCGTAAATGCAGCTCGCCACTTGCCACTCGCCACTCGCCACTCGTAAATGCAGCTCGTCACCAGGTCCCTGCTGCAGTATGCTCCTCATTTAGCCTCTGCTGCATTTATGGACTCTACCTAGCGTCCTAGTATGCGTTGACCCTCTTACGTGCAGCACGGGCCATTCTGAGCGTCCATTTCTGCAACCTGAAGAGTCCAGGATCATGCGCCTCGCCACCAGGGACCTGGACCCATGTGATATGCACGTCGCATCCGCAAATGCTAGATACAAAAAAACCCCCACCTGCAAATGCTGATGAGGGTTCCATGTGTAGCTTGACTTCGGGTTAGGAAGTTTAGGTTTTAGTGGTTAGAGGTTGTAGGGAAGTAGGATGCCAAGAGGCTGGTAAGAACATCATGTGTAGATTCTTCATCGCCCTGGTAGAGCCATGCGACGATCACCGCCTCATCGAAGCCGTTGTCGATCTCCATGCGCTCGCATAGCCACTCGACACTCATCTCGGTGAGATCCGCTTCGCAGAGCTTCTGCGCCTGGATACCCAAATCCCAGAAGGATGGGAAGCTGATATGCTCCAGGTATCCTAAGAACAGGTCCCAGTCGTGAGCCGCATGGTGACCTGCCTGGCAGAGCTGCCGACATGTAAACAAAGCACTGAAGCGCTTAGCTACGTCGGTATCAGAGGAGAGAAGCTCCAAGAAGTCGTCCAGGATGAAGCACTCATCATTTACGAACTGATCAAGCGCCTTGCGAGTAGTTGAAGATACATCCGTATACAGCGCCATGAGATCAACGTCGGGGCCGCTAAGCACCTCTGTGATCTCAGTAGCGTATTGGCGGAGTTGCACAGCTGCCTGAGCGCTCTCCAGGAGATTATCGAACCAATCGTAGAGGCTGCTAGGCACCTCCTGTTCAGACTCTTCAAGCTCGTAAGTAAACTGGGCGAATCCACGCTGGAGCGGCTCCATCAAGGCCAGCCTCGACAACAGACTCAAAATAAGATGAGGCTGATGAGAAGTCGAGGAAGGACCCCTGAGTCTTCTGGATCTCTTTAGTGGCATCATTCCACATAAGGTCGAGGAGCGCAGGAGGGTGTTGAAGAAATACACATTCAGATGTCAAAGAAGGGTTGACTTTATTCATAGGAAGGTCGCTTTCCGAGTCGGTTAGGACTCACTTGCTGGCTTCCGAAGTCAAGCTACATTCACTACTATAGCCACCTGATCCCTGATTGCAAGTTTTATTCTATTACCAATCAGGGAGGAGTCGTCTAAGTATATGATATTGCTACGTAATAAACTTTAAAATAAAATAGTAGCAGGTCGTTCTAAAGCGGAAATGAGTTCCTATTTAGCTGCAAGCGAGGAGCGCCCCTGGTCCCTAGCTACTAGCTACTAGCCCCTCGCCCCTCGCCCCTCGCCCCTCGCCCCTAGTCCCTAGCTACTAGCTACTAGGAAGGGAAGTGACCTGCGCTCGACTTAGGGACCACCTTCATATACTTGGTGGCGAGGATCGGACACTGAGCCTCGATGGAGTCTCTGCCCTCATCCTGATTGGCCCCCTGTAACTTCTTCATTCTTGATAGCGTGGTGGCGCTCGGCATTTCCTGGCTCAAGTAGAGTCGCAAGGTTGAGCGAGCCTTCTGCAGCTTGGGATGCTTCACCTTCACTACGTCCAGCATTATATTTGCGAGATCCGCTCGGCCCTGCGCCTCGCCTATCGCCAGGTGCTTATAGATAGCCATATGGATTTCCCATTTGCGGTTCCGTATATACCAGGCCACGTCAGCTACGGCGTTCTTAATAACAGCGTCCATTTTCTTCTCATCGAGATGAGGTGAGGCTATTATCATATTCTCTACTTGGGTCAATTTAGTTATTTCCATGTCTAAGTCCTTTGGATATATCAACGGTGCAATCACTCTGCACCTCGGTTATGGAACCTGCACTAGATATAGTAATATCCCTAGCACGTATTTTCTGTAAATATAATTTAGATAGGTTGGTCTGCGAGTCACTAGATGCGTGGTCCAGGTAGCTCTCCATCTCGCCAGCCCAGCTGGGCCACTCACCAGGTTGAGGAGCAGGTCTCACCTCTTTCTGATTTGCGTATGTAGCTATCATGCGCTTCTTCCGTTTAGCTAGGGTGCTATCAACTTTAGCCTCGAAACTAAGTCGCTTGGCCCTACTGAGACGCATCTTCTCTACCTCTAGTTGCTGGTGCATGCGTAGGATTATACTATTTTTCCAGCGCTGTATCAGGCGTATAACATCATCAAGGCTGCACCAGCCCCAAAGCGTCTCGCCTATCTCATCAGGCATTATATCCAGTATCTTCTCCAGCTCCTCTTTGGCTTCCTCTTTACTAATCCTACCCTCGTTAAATACTGAGGTGTAGCCCTTCATCGAGGTGAGCTTCTCTATAGCCCTGGTAGCGTCACGGATATGGTAGTTGAGTTGCACTAGCTTCCTGCTGCTGCGCTCCTCTGGAATGCCCTTCAGGTCCCAGGTGGTGTAGTATGGGTCTAGCATACCTATCTCTACATTCTCGCACTGACCTGGTAGGTCGCACTCGTCGATAACGACTTCACTTATATGCATTTTCACTTGGGCGTGTCTCTTGCGCCACGAAGCTACGGCCAGGTTATGCTCCTGGTGGTTCATAGTATCTATGCCCATCTCGTTGCAAGCCTCGTAGTAGAGCTGCCTTAAGATTTTGTTAGATGTTGTATTATGATCCCTAGCTATTTGATCGAACTGCCTATGTATATCATCAGGCACATCAAGCCTGACATACGCAGCGACAGCGCCGCCCCTATGCAGACCTTCCTCGTAACCAGCAGCTATAACTTTCGGATAGCCTCTGGCATCTAAGTCGGGAGTTTTGCTCTTCATTATGATACCCTCTCTAGTTAATACCTTTATCTATAGTATACCATAGGAGCCATTAAAATGCGACGATTCCAGAGACAGCCGAGACAATACTCTAAAGCAGGACTAGCAGGCCTTGAAGCCAAGCGTAACGGTGCTGATGCAGGAGTCCCAAATAGAGATGATAGCAAATGTATACCTTAACGAAGGCACCGCTGAGATATGCAAGCGTTATGAACCATACAAGCGAGTTAGCGGTGGAGCTAAAACCTTTAAGGCTGTCTACGCAGGTAAGTCAGGTTGCGACTTTGAGCTGTGGTTACCCGATGGTAGATCAGGCCACCTGGAGCTAAAGAGCCGTGAAGCTGACCGTATAACGAAGAGCGCCATAGATGATACCCAAGCTGCTCAGCTTACCCGACGTGCAGCCTGGGGGCATATAGCTGGGATTGTCGTGCGTCTTCGGGGCGTGTGGTATTACGTCCCTTGGTCCCGATGGTCTGAAGGTGACCGTAAGTCTCATAACGTGAAGCAGCTAGGTGAGATAGGCACTGTGATACCTATGCGCTCAGGCCTACCTGATATCGTTAAGGCTATACCAGGCTCGCCATAGCCTGCAGGCGGAGTAGCTCTTGGAAGCATAGGTCCAGCGTTACATCATCAAGTTCTTCACCGAGGGACTCTACGAGCTGTTTCATCTCCTCGCACCAGTCGTCCCTAGCATCCTCATCCTTAAAGCTGATATCGGTCCCATCTAACTCATACTCAGCATCCTCATCAGCCTCGATAAACAATGCGTCGATCAGGTTAGGTATGCCGCTATAGACAAACCAGTCTGCGTCGATATCATCATCCTCATCTTCGTCGTCTTCGTAGTTAACGAAGTCTTCAGTATCAGCGAAGAAGCAGTTAGGTCCCGACTCATCCTGGTCTACCAACTGATTTGTGATATCCAGCTCTACCGTCTCCTGCTCCACTACTACAGGCTCTTGATACAGGATCACCTTATTCTTTAGAACCTCTTGCTCGATCTGATATCCATCGTAACTAGGCTTAACACCTCGCAGGCGCTCCAACTTACTGATCAAGCTCCAGCAGATCTTCGATGATCCCCGAACGAGAGCTGCCAGTGTCTTTAGCTCTGTAATAACGGGATCTATGTATCGGTGACTGATCATATCTCCAATCGTGTCTGCATGCTCATCGAAGGGTAGATCCAGCTTCATACACGCATACTTAAGGCAGTTGTATCGGTCCTGACTTGCCACGTCGTTATCCGAGTGGATATCTACAGGCTCACCATCAACCTCGATCTTACGGGCTACAGAACTGATCATGCGTCGATGCTGCGGAACCACCTCATCGTAGTATGCGTCCTGCAATCTCTGAACCAGCGCTGTAACATCATTCTCGGCCACCAGGATACAGGTCTTCGCTGCGGTCAAGCTCTGCCAACGAACTACTGGTAGCTTCAGATCGTCCCGTAGATAACGAACCTGATCCACAGTGCATTTGATTACACGGTCGTTCTTATTGGCTCGCTGTATTTGGTTTTCACCGTAGACTACAAATGAGTTACGGTTAGCCTGCATATGCATCACCTTCTTGATGATGGAGCGTAGGCACCGTAAACGGCCCTTCTGACAGATCACCTCTTCAGCCTTAAGGACGTTGAGGCAGGCTGAGATAGCGTCTGCGGAATCATACACCAGTGTTGAGTAGTTCAAGTATCCAGGGATCACCTCTGAGGCTAGCGTGGATTGAGCTGTTGTGAGTCTTGTGCTTCTGTATTGTGGATTTATCATACTAAATCTCTTTCTTAAAAGGTCCATCGAGGTAGGATTACTCGGTTCATGTATTGGGTAGCGCCCTGTTGGATGAGTCCAAGTGAGCGGTGTGTAGGGCGACCTTCGTAGGACGCTACGTAAAAGTCTGCGATCTCTTGAGCAACGCTCTCTTTAACGCCCTTTTGACGGATCAAGTTGTAGAAGTTGACGGGAGCGCCAGCCTCATACATTGCGAATAAAGTGTTACTCACCTTGCACATAGCGATTGAGCGGCCAGTATCACCAAGCTCTTTATAAGCCTTGTGCAATCCCCAAAAGTGACCTGCAACTGCTCGGTGACTTTGATGGGTCCATGTTCCAAACACTGTAGTAGTCTTCGCTACCGCTGGTGCGTTAATAACTGTTACCGCCATTCTGAAGGCTGCTCCCCAACTGATGTTTTGGCTCTTCTTAATCTGCCAAGCCAATTTGTTAAGTTCTGCGGTGAATATCATCTTTAGTTCCTTATGTCTTGCGTCTTTTACGGTGATCTTAGTGGCCACCCTTCACATTCACTACACTACATGAAACTGCTCACTAACTACAAGTATTTATTTTAAATATTTTTCAACGCAGAAAAACCCTAAGCATCCTGGACACTTAGAGCATTATGGTTAGACGACATTTGAGTGGCCACTAGCTTTTTACTAGCATGCACCCTGACCGTCTAGTCTGCTAGTGGTTACTCACTAGCCTCACTAACTTCAGGTCCCTGGCCTTATTCGTAATCCCTGCAGAACAGCTGCTGATGTAGATGGAGATAGCGCTCCTGCTTCACATTGAGCTGTGGCATCATGAGCAGCTGCGTAGCCACCAGGTGATCTACAGGAACCTCTGTCATTTTGTATAGGACCTGAGTCCATTCTTTATAAGCGTGTTCCAACTGCTCCATCTTCTGCGTTCTAACTACGGACCTGAGAGGTTCAGGAAGGCTCTCTACACCTGATTCATCACATACGGCCTCTACGAATACCTTCTCGTAATATGCTTCATCAGCACTGCCCTCTTTAGCTTGCTTCCAGTCGTTATACATATCTTGAATACCTTGCATCTTACTTGCCTCCATAGGTGCTGACGTGCAGCTGATCAATAATCTTAATAGCGTTAGCTCTAACCGTAGCGATACGAGCTTCCTCTACAGGGTCTGCGGCGGTGACGATCACAACCTCATCTTCTTCATCCTCTTCACTTGGGGTCCATACTTGGACAACACCGTCGATGATATCGCTCTCAGCATCCTTAGTCCAATGCATGGATAAGGTAGGCTCTGCCACAGCAGGAACGTCAGGCGTGTAACGCTCCATACATTGCTCCATCACAGTTGATAGACGCATAGCAGCCTTTGATGCGCTCGCTCTACCAGCTTCAGTATCTTCGTAGGGACACTCCAACACGATCTCATCATGGACAAACATGATAGGCTTGCAACCGTATAGAGGTGACTTCTTCATAAAGTAACACTCCTGGAAAGCCTGGATAACTGCCTCTTTAGCTCCATCGGCGGATATACCTTGGAACGGAGTGTTACAGCCGACAGTATACTTGCGAAGATATCTAGCTCGGTTACTGACTCGGAATAAGTAGGTGCGTTCAGCTTCAGAGGTAAGCTCATCACCCATAACGTCAGTCTTGAACATCTCTGAGCGTAGGCTGAAATACGTATCCATCTCGGACCATACACGTCTCCACATATCACAGAGCTTCTTGGACTCACCGATACTCATATAGACCTTATAGCCACGAGCGTAATCTACAAAGCTAACGTGACTCAAGCCACCAGCTAAACCAAAGTTGAGGATCTTCGCAAGGGTCCTGAACTTCTTCATGGTCTTATACATCGCATGCTTCTTATCAGCGTATATAGCCTTCGCCTCATCAAAGCTCATATTCGTGTTCTGCTCAATATTGATCATCTGATAACCAGCGTATAGGTGAGGATCGAAGTGCTTATCCTTCCTATACTCTACAGCCAGCATTGACGCAGCGCCCTGAGTATCCCAGTTTTCTTGACCGAGACTACGCATCTCAGCGTTACTGTAATCGTTGATAATAAAGATATGTCCATCAGCAGGAGTGATACAATCACGGACAGCTCCACCACGAGGTAGATTCTGCATATTAGGATCACTACTACTAGTGCGACCTGTGCTGACAAAACCGTTGAGGTTGAAGCGGATACGAGCGTCCTGAGATAAGCGTGAGCGTCGTAGGCCCTTAATGAAGGTGTTGATTTCCTTCCATAGTGACTCGCACTCCTGGAACGTGCGGAGCGCATCAGCGAGTAGTGTAAGCTCCTCTTGCTGAGCTTTCTTTAGTGGGACTCTAGTAGTAGGTGTGCGGCCATGCTCAATACCTTTAGAGATCATACGGAGCAAGTTATCGAGAGGTGCTTTAGCGATGCTGATCTCAGGTTTGTTCTTCTGCAAAGATGCCTCTGTATAGATCGAAGGCTCTGTATACTGAAGGATAGAGTAGCAACGGTCAAACACGCACTTGACTCTAGCAGATACAACCTTATGCCCACGCTTATGCTTCTCTACTTTCTTATAGAATCCGAAGTCACCGATACGAACTAGTATCGCATCATGAGCCTGCATCAAGTGATCGAAAGCAGCTTGGATCTTGGTCTGATCAATCTTAACGCCAGTCTTAAAGCTCATATACATAAGGCAGAACTCAGCCACAGCTTGGCGCTGAGCGTCGT